CACGCAGGAGGATATGAAACAACTGCAGGTGATTATCAGTTTGTTACAGGAAAATACAATTTGCAAAAAACAGGTTGTAATGGTGAGAACGACCAATCAACTGATAATTCCCTCTTTATTGTTGGATATGGTACAAGTACAACACCTGCAAACGCATTTAGAATAAGAGCAGACGGCAAATGTATTGGTACATCTTCCTTTAGTTCGAGCGGGGCAGATTACGCAGAATATTTTGAGTGGCAAGACGGCAATAAAAACAGTGAGGATAGACGAGGTTTATTTGTTACTTTAGACGGTGACAAAATAAGGCTTGCAAATGCTGATGATGATTATATTCTTGGTGTAATTTCAGCTAACCCCTCTGTTGTTGGTGATGTTCAGTCGGAAAATTGGCACGGAATGTATAAAAAAGATGTGTTCGGTCAAACACTCACAGAAACAGTAGAAATACCCGAAAGCACAGACGAGAAAACAGGCGAGGTTATTCCTGCACACACTGTTACAAGACTTGTCGTAAACCCTGATTATAATCCTGATAAAGAGTACATAAGCCGTGAGTTTAGGAATGAATGGGCTTGCGTTGGTCTTATGGGTAAATTGATTGTTGTTGACGACGGCACTTGTGAAGTCAATGGATATTGCAAAGTGGCTGACGGTGGCAAAGCAACAAAAGCCGATACAGGTTACAGAGTAATGAAAAGGCTTGATGATACACACATTCAAATATTGTACCGTTAAACATTTAACACGCCTTAATCGGCGTGTTTTTTGTATATAAATTAGGAGGTTTTTACTATGAGAAAAGTAAAACTATCATTCAAAGAACAGCAAAACCCACCAACAGAGGGGAGGGAGTAATTATGGCAGTAAATGTTGATTTTAGTTGTAATTCAGATGAAGTCGATTACAAAAGTACAGGCGAAATGCTGACTACAAAGTTAGACAGTATGGACGAAGCTATTGCAAGCAAAGCAGATAAAAGCGAATTGCACGAACATAGCAACAAAACCGTGCTTGACAGTATCACAGCCGAAAAGGTATCACTCTGGGATAACGGCACAGCAGGAGCAGACGGTGAGGACGGTGCAACCTTTACACCGAGCGTATCAAGTGACGGCGTTTTGTCTTGGAGCAACAACAAAGGACTTGCAAACCCTGCACCTGTAATTATCAAGGGTGCTGACGGTGCAAACGGCACAAATGGTATAGACGGCACTAACGGTGTAGACGGTGCAAAAGGTGACAAAGGCGATAAGGGCGATAAGGGCGACCCATTCACTTATGACGATTTTACAGCGGAACAACTTGCAAGCCTAAAAGGTGCAAAAGGTGACAAGGGCGACACAGGTGAGCGAGGAATACAGGGTATTCAAGGTGAGCAGGGCGAGCAAGGTATTCAAGGTGTGAAAGGTGATAAGGGCGACAAAGGCGATAAAGGTGAGCAAGGCGAACAGGGAATACAAGGTATTCAGGGCGTTAAAGGTGACACAGGTGCAACAGGTGCAGACGGTCAAGACGGTAAAAGTGCTTATCAAATTGCCCTTGATAACGGCTTTGTCGGAACGCAAGCCGATTGGGTAGCAAGCCTTAAAGGAGCAAAGGGCGATAAAGGCGACAAGGGTGACAAAGGTGAGAAAGGCGACAAAGGCGAGAGCGGTGCAGTAATCACAGCAAGCGAGATATTGACAAAGTTAAAGACTGTTGACGGTCAAAACAGCGGACTTGACGCAGATATGCTTGACGGTCACGATACTACATACTTTGCAACAGCTACACAGCTTGCAGGAAAAGCAAACGCAAGCCACAGCCACGCACAGAGCGATATAACAGGACTTGCAACGGCATTAGGTAATAAAGCAAATGCTTCACATACTCACGCTACAAGCGACATTACAGGTCTTGACACGGCTTTGAGCGGTAAGGCTTCCGCAAGTCACACACATTCACTTGATGATGTATCGGAAACAACCGCTAAAAAGATTATGACGGCTGACGAAAGAACAAAATTGAGCGGAATTGCCACAGGAGCAAATAAAACAGTAGTTGACACCGCAATGTCAAGCACAAGCACAAATCCTGTTCAAAACAAAACTGTAAATTCGGCTTTGGGTAATAAGGTTGACAAGGTTTCAGGTAAAGGACTTTCAACAAACGATTATACAACTAACGAAAAGACCAAACTTGCAGGAATTGCGACAGGTGCGAATAAATACACTCACCCGACCTCACACCCTGCAAGTATGATTACAGGGCTTGCAGATGTAGCCACATCAGGCAGTTATAACGATTTGTCGGATAAACCTACAAGTATGACACCGACAGCACATACACACGCTCAAAGTGATGTGACAGGGCTTGCAACAGCGTTAAGCGGTAAAGCCGATACAGGACATACCCATAGTGCCGCTTCAACTACTGCAAACGGCTTTATGAGTAAAGAGGATAAAACAAAACTTAACGGCATTGCAACAGGTGCGAATAAAACAACCGTTGATACAGCGTTGAGTGCTTCAAGCACTAACCCTGTACAAAACAAGGTTATCAATACAGCACTTGCAGGTAAGTCAAACACAAATCACAATCATAATTCCGCTTATATTGCTAAATCGTTGCAAATGACAGCGGACGACGGTGATGTAGAGGTTAGTTGGGCTAATCAAGATGTTGTTGCAAAAATTAAGGCTCTTGGTTCAGGAATGACAACTGCTTATGCTTCAATCGGCACAACAAATAACCCGAACAGTATTGAGTCGTTCCGTTTTATGGTACATAAGACAGGTTCAGCAAAGTACGGTTGGGTAATGGCGTTTGGCGGTAGAGGTAGTGTTTACACAGGCTATGTTGATAATGGTACTTGGCGAGATTGGAAAGCTATATTTGAAGCGTCACCTGCACCGCTTTGGACAGGAGCAGCTTATATGTCAAGTCCTAATAGCACACCACAGACAGTTACACCGTCAAAGAAGTTATCCGAGTGCCGTAACGGTTGGCTTTTGCTTTGGAGTGATTACGACAAAGACACAAAGAAAGCAAACGACAGCGACTTTGTTACAACAATGATACCAAAGAAAAACCCAACAGGCGGAGATTGGGGCGGTAAAGCGTTCTATTGTGATATTCCGAGATATATGGGCAGTAATGTTAATGATGTTGACACAGAACGCCGTATTATTAAGAGTATTTATATTCACGATAATTGTATCAAGGGAAGTTTCAACAACGATAAAGACGAGCGAAATGATGTCGTTTTGCGTGCCGTCTATGAATATTAAGGAGGGCGGAAATGTGACAGCAGAAGAAATCGCAATCAGGTTTACCGACCACGAAAACGAAATTAAAAGCCTAAAACACCGTATGAACGAGCAAGAAGCGAAAGACAAAACATTGACTGAATTAACAATATCGGTCAAATCGCTTGCTACAAATATGGAATATATGGCAAATGAACAACAGAAACAAGGTGAACGCCTTGAACGGCTTGAACACGAGCCAACAGAGGAATACAAGCACTATAAGCGACTTATTATCGGTTGTGTTATTACAACGGTAATAGGTGCGGTTATTGGTGCTATTCTTACAAGCGTTTTATAAGGAAGTATAGCAATATGAATTATAACGAATTTGTTAAAAAGTTTTTAGGTAAGAAAACGGACTATGACAAGGTTTGTGGCGTTCAATGCGTCGATTTAGCAAAGCAATATTTATATTCTGTTTTTGGAATTAAAGCAGGTGCTTGGGGCAATGCAAAAGATTATTGGTTGAGTTTTAACAGCCATTCAGCATTGACAAGCAAATTTACCAAAATCAAGAATACACCCGACTTTGTACCGAAAAAGGGTGATATTGTTGTTTGGAGCGGTGATATTTCATCAAGTAATGATTGCGGACATATTGCTATTGCAACAGGTGAGGGCAACACATCTTATTTCTATTCTTACGACCAAAATTGGGGCAGTAAGGAAATGAAAAAAGTTAAGCACTCATACAAAGCCGTTTACGGTGTATTAAGACCTAAAGACCAAAGCAAAATTAAGACAACTAAAAAGGTAACTACAACAAAAGCCACCGTTGACGCTAACGGTGGTTTAACTATGCGTTCAAAAATCGGTACAACCGCAGGAGTGGTTACTACTATTGCTGACGGTGCAACTGTTGATGTTATCGACAAGAATTGTGGAAGCAAAAACGGTCACGGTTGGGCGAAAGTAAAATACAAGTCTTATACAGGATATGTAGCAAGCGAATATTTAAAGTGAGGTGCTAAAAATGAAAATAAATTGGAAATTGAGATTACAAAATAAAACAACTCTTGTAGCCTTGATTGCACTTTGTGTTACTTTTGTGTATCAGCTTTTAGGCTTATTCGGCGTTGTGCCGTCCGTATCGCAGGACGAAGTTATAAACACTATCGGTCTATTAGTTAATATTCTTGTTGTTCTTGGCGTTGTAGTTGACCCAACAACAGCAGGTGTAGGCGACAGTACAAATGCTTTGAATTATCAATCACCGAAAGTAAATGATGATACGGAGGACAAAGCAAATGGCTAAAAAGATTATTATTACAATCGGACACGGCACAGCAGACGACGGCAAGAGTTACGACAGCGGTGCATTATCAAAGGATAAAAAGTATCACGAATTTAAAATTGCAAAGGAAATTGGCAAGTATGCTCAAAAGTATTATAACGAGCATTACGCCGAACATTGCGACTTGATGAACTATGACGGCGGTTTATCCTTGCAGGAGCGTATCAATAAACTTAAAGACGATACATACGATTTTATCGCTGAAATTCACCTTAACGCAGGCGGTGGAACAGGTACAGAATGTTACTACCACCACCAAAGTGAAAAGGGCAAGAAATACGCCGAAGCAATCACAAAGAACATTGCAAGTACTTTTGATGTTAAGAACAGAGGAGCAAAAACAAAACTCGGTTCAAATGGCAATGATTACTTTGGAATTATCCGCAGTACAAAGCCGTGTGCCGTTCTTGTTGAAACGGTGTTTATTGATACTGACAGCGACCTTGCAAAAGTCAAAACTTCCGCAGGACAAAAAAAATGTGGTGAAGCAATCGCAAAGGCAATCGCAAGTGTTAGGGGCTTGAAAGAGCAGAAAAAGGAAACTGCCACAAAGACAGAAACAAAGTCAAAGTTTCCTTATAAGGTCAAAATCAATGCAACTACACTTAATGTAAGAGCAGGTGCAGGAATGAAGTACAAGCTTAAAACCACCGTACACCGCAATGAAGTTTACACAATCGTTGCAGAAAAGGACGGTTGGGGTAAATTAAAATCAGGTATCGGCTATATCAACCTTGCATTTACAAAAAGAGTATAATCATAACAAAGGGGCTATCTTAATTGATAGCCCCTCTTTTTTTATTGCTCTTTTTCCTCTAACTCGGACAATTCCCATTTTAATTTCATAACCGTAAATGTTAAATGCTCAACCTCTGCTTTTTTCTTTTGAATAGACTGTTTAACCTCTAATGGTGTTTTGTTGGATTGTGCAATACCTTTTTCAATAGCAAGTAATAAGTTTTCGCCCCTCCTGATAGACCGCTCAATTTTATCAATGTCAGCATTTACACCTTTGATAGCATACTCAATAAGTTGTTTTTGATTTAGTACCATATTAACCACCCTTTATATGATGTTAATTAGATTATAGCAAAAAACACATTGCTATCCTCTTTCAATATTATTGTACTACATTTGTAGTATAAAGTGTACAAAAAAGACTTGATACACAGAACGGCTTTTGTGCATTGTTACAAAATGTGTTAATTCCCTTGAAGTTATACCGCAAAAGTAGTATAATACAGACACAAGGTTGAGAGAGAAAACAACCTAAAGAAAGGAATTAAGATTATGGAATACGAAACGGTTGAACAAAAGTTAAGTGAAGTAAATGCTTATATTACAAGTCTTAACAATGAAATTGTTAAATTGACTTGGATAGACAAGGATTTTAACAAATCGAGAGCAAAGGGCGATTTATCGTGTATGGTAGCGGAAAAAGTTTTGTTTATAAAGAAGTAGAAAGGTAAGTAATAATGAGTAACGAGCAAATGTCATTGTTTGATATTTCATTACCCAAAAATGAAATAGAAACAATAAACGAAATCACAAAGAAAGCGGAAACAACCGCAGAACAATCCCCTCCAAAAACCACACCATTATCCCATATCGAAAACCACATTAACCCTGCAAAAGTACCTGATGAAGAATACAATCAAGATACAGAGTTTAAGAACATACCAACAGTTGATGAAATAATAAAAGAGTTGGATAAAGGAACTTATAGGGTAGGCAAACACGAATTTTTGGCTGATGTTTTCAAATGCAGTGCAATAGCAATATCAAATCAATTTGACTTTGCAAAGGCGGAAAAACGAGAGCAAGAGTATTTGAGAATTATAAACAAGTACGATAAGGATATGCAAAACCTGATTGCTCAAATCTTTACCAAAATATATATTTTGCTGACTAATCAAATAAACGAGCATATCGGCTTTAATGATTATTTAGGCGAACTATTTATGAAATCGGATACAAGCAACAGCAAGGCAGGACAGTTTTTTACACCTTATAATGTATCGAAATTGTGTGCTGAAATGACAATAGACAAAAATATGATTAACGAATACATCAAGCAAGATAAAATCCTTACTCTAAATGAGCCGACTTGCGGAGCAGGCGGAATGATTTTAGCCGCCGCTGATATTCTTTATTATCAATGCCATTTCAACATAGCAAGAAACTTATTTGTGCTTTGTAGCGACATTGACGAAAGATGTGTTGTAATGACCTATCTGCAATTAAGCCTTGCAGGTATTCCTGCAATAGTTTTACATCAAAACGCTTTATCGTTGGAAACTTGGGATTGTTGGGAAACACCTGCCTACATTATGCAGTATTCAAGGTTTAAAGATTGCCTGAAAAAGTAGGTGGTTTTATGAACTATAAAGAAGAAATCATTAGAAATATTGCAAACAAAATGGCAAGCGTATTAACCATAGAGCAACTTCAAAAATTAGAGAGCGAATTGGCAAAAGCATTGTATCAATATGATGTTACATTAGCAGAACATTCACTATCAACGGAAATAAACAAAGACCAACAAGCAATACAAGGCTTTTTCGTTGCAAAAAAGATAGAGGGATTGAGTGACAATTCATTAAGATACTATACGACAATCTTAAAACAGTTTTTCAGCATTGTTACCGTTCCGCTTGAAAAAATAGAAGCAAATTCAATAAGATATTATCTTGCGGTAAGAATGGATAAGGGAATATCCAAAGTATCGCTTGATAATGAATTGAGAGTGTTAAAAAGTTTCTTTAATTGGCTAACAGCAGAGGACTATATCAACAAATCCCCTGTAATAGGAATTAAGCCAATCAAGAAAGAAAAGCGTATTAAGAAGCCTTTTAGTGAGGTTGAACTCGAAAAGATACGGCGAGCGGCAAACGATAATAAATCGGAGTTTGCAAAGAAACGAGATACGGCAATAGTCGAGTTTCTTTACTCGACAGGTGCAAGAGTGTCGGAATTAGTGAACACCAATATAAAAGACATATCAAATGATGAATGTCTTGTTTTCGGTAAAGGCTCAAAAGAAAGAACAGTTTTTCTAAATGCAAAGTGTAAACTTGCATTAACCGAATATCTTAATATGAGAAAGGACAATAACCCTGCTTTATTCGTGACAGGAAAAAGTCCGTACAACCGCTTGAATAAAGGCGGAGTTGAAACGCTCATAAGAAATTTAGGTAAGCAAGCACAAGTGGAAGATTGTCACCCACATAGATTTAGAAGAACAATGGCAACAACGGCACTTAACAGAGGTATGCCGTTGGAAGAAATCAGTCAATTATTAGGACACGAAGATTTAAAAACAACTACCATATATGCAAGAAGCGAAAAAGAAAATGTTAAAAGCAGTCATAGAAAGTATGTTGTTTAGGTAGCAGGTGACTAAATGAAATTCAAAAATCTAAAAGGGCAAACATTCGGCAAATTGCTTGTTATCAAACAGAACGAGGACAAATGCCTTTGCAAATGTTCTTGTGGCAAAAAAGTCGAAGTGCCTTATAAGTCTTTATTGAGAGGGACAATAACCTCTTGCGGTCATACCAAAACCGAAAGGCACGGAATGAGCAAAACAAGAATATACCGTGTTTGGCTTGATATGAAAAGACGCTGTTATAACGAGTATTGCGATTGGTACATAGATTACGGCGGCAGAGGTATAACAATCTGCGACGAATGGAAAAACAGTTTTACAGCCTTTTGGTCTTGGGCGAAAGCAAACGGATATGACGACAACCTCACTATTGAGCGTATAGATGTAAACGGAAATTATGAGCCGTCTAACTGCCGTTGGGCGACTTGGGAAGAACAAGCCAAAAACAAAAGAAATAGTAAGATGTGGAGTGATTTAATTGAGTGACAATACAGGAGTAAGCCTGAACACATTAGCAAGAGAACAAATGAAGTTAAGGCTACTCAAAGATATAAGGTGCGATATTGAAGTATGCAAATTAGAGGGCATTGATTACAAACAATATCTATTAGAAATCAAGGATATGATAGACGGATTTATTAAGGAGGATTGACAATAATGGGTAAACCAAACACAAGTCTAATGGCACTAAATGAAATGTTGTTTCAACAATTAGAAGCAGTCAGCAACCCTGATTTATCAAGTGAGGAATTTGAAAAAGAAAAAGAACGAGCCGAGGTTATGGCTAAACTTGGTAAAGTAATGGTTGAAAATGCAAGTGTAGAATTAAAAGCGTTAGAAACAGCACTTGAATATGGCGACAAGGAACTTATCACAAAATCGGAAATGTTTTTAGGAGCAGGCAATGAGAAAGAAAATGTTTAAGCCTGAATATGAGCAATTCCTGATTGATAATGTAAAGGGTACGCCATTTAAGGATTTAACCGACCTGATAAATAGTAAATTTAATACTAATTTTACTACCAAACAGGTAAGAGCTTATTGTGGCAGAAATCATATAGGCAACGGCATAAATTGTAAATTTCAAAAAGGAGACACACCGTTTAATAAAGGCAAAAAGCAAGTTGACTATATGAGTGAAAAGTCATTAAAAAGAACTAAAGCAACAAGATTTAAAAATGGTACTATGCCACATAACCATAGACCCGTAGGCTCAACACGAATAACCAAAGACGGATATATCGAAATAAAAGTAGCCGAGCCGAATAAATGGGAACTAAAACATAGAAAAGTTTGGGAAGAACATAACGGCTCTATTCCTGAAAATTGTTGTGTTAGATTTTTAGATTGTGATAAAACAAACTGCAACATTGAAAACTTATACTTAGTTAGTAGAGCCGAGAATGTAGAAATAATACGGCAAGGATTGACGACCGATAATGCAGATATAAATAAATCAGCCTTTTTAGTTGCTCAATTAACCGTATCAAGTAAAAGCAAAAGATAACTTCTTGCGTTTGTACCGCTTTTGTAGTATGGTTATATTAGAAAGGGTGGTATAAATGAGAGTAATAGTAAAAAAAGTGCATAAGCAACCCGAAGTAAGAGAAATCAAAAACGAATTGTCGGTGTTGCAGGAACTTGTCGGCGGCTACATTGAGGTTGTAAGGGTTGATAATGATGTTCTATTGATTTGTAACGAGGAGGGCAAACTGCAAGGCTTACAACCTAATTTCAGCATTGGACACGATACTATTGTAGGAACAGCGGTATTTGTGGGATTTGACGGCAAAGAGGACTTTGCAAGTTTAGACGATATGCAAATGTTGATGATTATGGACAAATTCAATTAAAGGAATGAGCATAATGCCAAAGCTAATTAACGGTGGAAATTACTTCAATCCTGTATCATTTGACAAAGCGTGTAAAGCATTAAAGCAAGGCGATACTATTGAGATGTATATTGATGTTATCGGTCACACAAGAAACAATATCGTGCAAGAGGAATACGAGGAAGCATTGATTAAGAAGTACGGCGATAGATTGATTGTTGAAAAAGAACAAGGCTCATACAGTTACAGTTATTCATATCGCCTTAAAGATTTTGCAGGTGGTAATAATGGATAGATACGAATTGAACATTGAGCAAAGCAAACGAGTTTACGAGGATTGCAAGCCGTACATTGAATTTAAGATGTGCTATAACAATGTTTTTCATTGTGTCACAGACTTTAACAGTAAATTTCGTTCGGGCGAATGGAAAGTAGCATACGGATATGTTGAAACAATGGCAGGCGTTTATTGCCGCCATTGCTTCATCATTGACGAACACGACAAAGTTATTGACCCTACTATTTGCACAAATACAGACCCCGATTACAACAGAGCATATCTATTGTTAAAGGCGTTTGATGATGTGGACGAATATTTGGCGGCGATAGAATGGGATAACCTTATGCCTGCATTAGAGGGCTATTTACAAGATGATACAAAGGAAGCCTATAAATGGGCTGATAGCAAAGGCTATATTTTGATAAGTTGAGAAAGGAGGGGTAGAATAGTGACTAAACTGCAAGACATTAGAACAGCAAGAGGAATGTCGCAAAACGATTTAGCAGAAAAGTCGGGTATCTCAAAGCGTACAATTCAGTGTTACGAGCAGGAAGCAAGACCGATTGACGGTGCAAGGCTTAGTCAACTTTGCAAATTGAGCGTTGCTCTTGGTTGCAAGATTGACGATTTGTTAGAGAGCAAAGAACTGATTGAGCGTTACAACAAAGTAAAATAAAGGAAGTGTTATTATGACAAAAGAAGAAATGCTATTGATTGTAGATATTGCAAAAAGGGCAGAAGAACACGGAGCGTTGCAGTACGATAGAATGTCTTTAATTATGGATATTGAAACGGCACACGAACAATTCAAGTTACGACTTAATGAGTTGCTTGCCGCTGATGATGTTAATTTCCTGCACGATATTGTAGGCATACAGAATAACATTGACCGTAAGAAGAAAGAAATCGGAAATTGCTTTGTGCCGAGATACGCAACTGCATAGCAACAATTTAATAGCCTGATATTCAGGCTATTTTAATACAACAAAATGAAAGCGTTTTCAAAGAAAGGAATTGAATAGCAATGAGAAAGCTTGAAATAGCATTAAGATGTGCAATAAATCTATTTGAATATAAAAGCAGGGTGTATAAATTTAAGTCAAATGAGTTAAAAGATATTTTAAGATGTTGGCACGGAAAGGAACTGTACTAAGATGAATGAAGAAACATTAGAACTTACTCTTGATGAAATTGAATACATAATTGCTTTCATTCGTAGTCACGAATGGAACGATATACCTGAAACATTAAAAAATGAAATTTTACCAAAATTAGAGGAATTTCAAGACGATTGTTATTAAAAAAGAGGGGCAATAACGCCCCTCTTAATTATTCACAAGCGATTAGTTTTTTACCGAGCCTTTCAAGGTATATCCGATAAAACAAATAATCGTCGTCACTATCAAAGGCAGTATTTTTATTGTAAATCATCAATGCGGTAATGTCGTGTTCCACAATTACCTTATTTATTGCTTCATAAAATATATTGCCCTCAAAATCTAAAACTTTATATTCGATAGAATAGCCGTACCGTTTAGCAAATTCAGCACATTTATTAAATTGTTCGTAAAGGGAAATATCCTTAGTTTGTCGAACATATATAACAATACTCATATTATCAAATCCCTTTTAATTTGTTGGTTGTTGGTGCGTTTTCCGTTTGACAGATTTGTTTATCGAAAGGGGGGTTATTGGGTGGCTTGCCCCCCTGTTTTTCCTCTTATCACCCCCGAGGGTGGAAAAGTCCACCCTTAAATTAACTTCAAGGGTATCGGGGTAAACAACGATACTATCAACAAAAGTGTTGAACACGACTTGTGCAAAATCAAAGTCAGGGTTATTTTTTAATTCCTCACGGAACTCTAATATCATATTTTTTATATCTTGAACATCAAGAATGTTTGATTGCTCTAAATATAAATTTCTTTCTATTTGTTCTTCAATGTGTTTTCTTTCTTCTTTTAATGCGTTGTTCTTTTCGTCAAGTACCTTTCTTTCCATACCGCCGTCAAGGTATAACTCCATTAGCCTTGCTTGTTTATCTTTCACTTTGTCGAGTTGATTTCTTAATTTTGCCGTTGGAATTACCGGCTTTTTTCTTTCTTTTTCAAGTTGAGTTGTCACACTAACCGCTATTTCATCAATGGCATTGTCTGTCAGGACGCTTTTTGTTATAGTATCAATAACAAGCTTTTCATAATAATCTTTGTTCAAGGACGGGTTAGTACAACCGTTCTTGTTTTTAATTTTGCCTTGACATTTATAATAAGCAGACATATCACCGTTTTTGTTTCTCTTTTTAGCACCGCTTCCGCAATAAGTAAAGCCACAAACACCGCAACGCAATTTACCTGTCATTAGATATTTTCGTTTTCGGTGTTTTGGTTTGTTTGCGTCTTTCCGCAATTTTTGCACTCGTTCCCATAAATCCTCATCAACTATTGGATTTTTGATTATACCCTCTAAACGGATAACTTGCGATTGAGTATGATTATAAATGAAATTACCTATATACTTTTCATTTTGCAATAAATCGGTAATGGTGCGAGTGTTGAACTTCCTGCCGTATTGGTTGCGGTAACCCTCACGGTTTAAGCGTTCAACAATTTGCGTTTTGGGAACGCCGTCCGCATATTCCTTGAATATACGATAAATAATCGGTGCGTTTTCGTCAGGATAATAATAACCCTCATCATCAACGGACAGTCCGAGCAGTTTGCCGCCACCTGTATGTTTACCTTTCAAGGCGTTTTCTAACATTCCCTTTTTGACCTCTAAAGCAAGGTTTTCCGAATAGTATTCGTCCATTGCTTCAATAAGGCTTTCGAGAATACGCCCCTCGGGACTATCGTCTATCGGTTGAGTAACAGAAACAACCTTTATCCCTATATCTCTTAAACGCTTTTTATACAACGCACTATCATATTTATTACGAGCAAAACGGTTAAACTTATGGACTAAAACACCGTCAATATCGTGTTTACCTTTTAGAATATCATCAATCATTGTGCGGAAATCGTCACGATTATCCGTTGTCGCTGATTGTGCTTCATCTGTATAAATTGCAACAAGTTTAATATCGTTGTTTTCGCAATAATCTTTAATTGCTCTTAATTGTGCGTCAATACTTTCCTCACGCTGATTGTTTGATGAAAACCGAGCATAAGCAACAGCTTTCCGCACATACGGTTTGTTTTTCGATTTCAAGTAATGCTCCCCCTATTTGCGATATTCCTCTATTTTTAGCATATCGGAAATGTAATTACGGACTTTTGCCAACCCTGTATCATTTAACTTTGCTAACGGCAGTAGTATATTTGCCGCTTCTTCACCAAACGCCTTTCTTAAAGCCGTAACTTGCGATACATTGTATTCGGCGTATTTAGTGTGACCGTCAAAAATAAAATCCCACGGAACTTTGTTAAACAGACAGCATAGTTTTTTGATATGTGCGGACTTTAAGTTTTGTACTTGATTGCTTTCGTATTTCTGCACAGCCGCCTTTCCAACGCCTAACTCCTTTCCTAATTCCTCTTGTGTCATTCCTTTTTCAAGCCTGTACTTTTTGATTTTTTCGCCTACTGTTATAGTCAATACTTATCACCTCCTTTGTAGAATAGCATAGCATTATTGTATCCTAAAAGTAAAAATTTTACGCTCAAAGTATCTAAAAAGTAGTTGTGCCGATAAATTCCCTATGTTAATATAATTTTGTAAATAAAAAAAGAATACAAAAAATTGTATTCTTTGAATTTATTTGATATTCAAATACATTTTCATTATTTCTTTATATAAATATTCCCTTTCTTCTTTCGGGATAGTTTCATTAAGGAATATGCTTTTAGCACGGCTCAACAACTCAAAACTTTCATCTGTTGTTGTAACGCCGAAGTAATCAAGGCTAACGCCGTAAAATTCAGCAAATCGGCGTAAATCTGATAAATGTGGCGTTCTGCGTCCGACTTCATAATTTGAAATTGTGGCACGGCTTAACCCCATTCTCTCGGACAATTCTTGTTGCGTTAATTTTCTGCCTTTCCTTAATGTTTTCAGTTTCGTGCCGATAGTACACACTATTTTTTCCACCTCTTATTAAATATTTAGCGATAGCACCATTTTAGCACACTTTGTTTACATTGTGTAGAATTATGAAACATATATGTAACATTGTGATTATATTTTGTGAAAATTGCCGATTGATTAAAAATAATTATAGTAGTATAATGATAACGAAAGTTAGCAATATTATTGTAATGATAACGAGGTGTCGCAAATTTTGATTAACAGCAGAGGAAACACCATACAAGATAGATTGTCGTTTGATATTGAAATAGCGAAAAATGCAAGGAATAAAGAGCATAAAAAGGCGTTAGCATTTCAAGCACTCGGAGCAGTAGAAATAGCCGTAGAATTTGGACTAATTACATATTTAGAGTTTGAAAGATACATAAATAAGATTTTTGAAATAATTTAGGGCAACCGCCCTTTGTTTTTTTGCCTTTGATGTGTCATTTTGTTTACATTTGTGCATTTTGTGTAAATTACACAAAACAAGATGTAAATGTTTGTATATTTTGCGAATTGAAATAATACTACAAAAGTAGTACAATCACAAATGTAATAAGGAAGCGGACAATCCTTAAACCGTGAAAGGAATTAAGATTATGACAGAATTAAAGTATTTACCAAAGGCAATTCAAAAGCAGGTTAAAAACACATTAAGAGCATATGATGATTGTTCAGTAGTTTTTGAGAACGGCAGATATTCAGTAGGTGGTGGAGTAATGATTAAAGCACATTACGCAGACGACCACGAAGTAATTGGAAATTACAGAGCGGATGAAGTTTTTACCGAAACAGAAAGAATGGAAAATTACATCAATGCTTTTCATTGCTATCCAATAGGATATAAAGGAAACAAAGACTATCAACTTATGGAAGATTTACATTTAATAAGAAGTTTTTGTTGCAGATGTGGTATGAACGAAGAAAGATATTACGGACACATTAACGAACAGGGTAATTTTGAATTACCACAAGACGCATTTAAAGTTATTGAGTTAATGAAAGAAATTCAAAAATAATAGGTTTCTAAAGGGTTTGTCCTTAACAAGCCCTATTCCATACAAGGTGGCAACCTTTATATGCAGAAAGGTATTTATTATGGAATGGAGAGAATTTTGCAATCAACTTGAACAACAAGGTTATAAAACAAAGTGTTTTACCATAGCCAATGTTCAAAGAATTATTATAGCGTATAAAGACGGTCAATATTATGAAATTAAAACAGACTGTGGATTTGTAACTGCAATGGTTAAAATAAACATCAATGAATATGTAATAAAAGAGAGTGCTATAAAATATTTTCAAAAGGTTTCTAAATCATAACTAATATGTGACATTATGAAACATATTGAAAGGTGGTGAGCAAGTGAGAACTAAATTAAAACAATTTAGGGTAGGCACTAAACTAACGCAAGCAGAATTTGCCGAAAAAATAGGTGTAAGCCGTGCAACATATAGTTTTGTTGAAACAGGACAGCGAGGTGGAACACACGAATTTTGGCAGGCAATTCAAGATGTGTTTAATGTGCCTGACGAGGATATGTATGCACTTCAAAAACTTGATAAGGAGTAGCAACAATGAGAAGCCAAAGAAAAGTAGTTGTAAATCTTATTCAAAGCGAGCAAGTACATAATGCAAGGTTAATAGAATACTTTGCAAATAGAATAAAGGAAAGGGGTGTTGAATATGGCAATAGGAATTAGCCAAGTGACTGTTGAGGTTGATTTAAGGCGTTATGAACAACTGATACAGGCAGAACAGAAATTATCAATGTTGGAAATGGCATTATCCAAAAAGGATAGTTATTCAAACATTGATGATATAAAAGAAATTTTTGACATAAAGAAAGGAAATTAAAATGGATAAGGGAATTATCGAAATAAAGCAGTTGCCGATTATTGTTGAGCAGTTGCAAGAAGTCAAAGCAGAAGTAACAGCAAAGGTTGAGCAGGCTTTAAGCCTTGTATGCACAGAGGACACCGTTAAGGATGTCAAAAAGGTAAGGTCAGACCTCAACAAAGAGTTGAAAGACTATGAGGAACGCAGAAAAGCAGTAAAAACGGCTATTATGAAGCCATATAACGACTTTGAAGAAATATATAAAGATTGTATTTCCGATACATACAAAAAGGCTGATACCGAGTTAAAGGGCAAGATTGACAGCGTTGAAAACGAGTTGAAAGAGCAGAAAAAGGCAGAGGTAAAAGGCTACTTTGACGAATACCTGACAGCAACAGGCATTGACTTTGTAACCTTTGAAAATGCAAACATCAATGTAACACTTTCGGCAAGTATGAAAAGTCTAAAAGAGCAGGCAAAAGCCTTTGTTGACAAGATTGTTGACGGCCTTAATTTGATTGATACGCAGGAACACAAAGACGAGATATTGTATGAGTACAAGCAGTCTTTGAATGTATCAAACGCCATTACAACGGTTGCAAACAGATACAAGGCTATTGAGGAAGCAAAGGCAAGAGAGGAAGAACGCAAAGCAAGAGAGCAAGCAGAAGCCGAAGCCGTCGCAAAGGTTGAGGAAGTTGTTGAAGCAGTAGCACCGCCGACAGTTGAGCCGATTGCACCGCCTGTTGAGGAAGAAAAGACATACACATTGAAATTTACCGTGCGTGGCACAATGCCACAGTTGAAAGCACTTAAAGAATTTTTGAATAACGGAGGTTACGATTATGAGTAATACAGAAACAAAGAAAGAAGAAACAAAAAAGGAAATTGCAGTAGTTTACGAGGTTGACGGCGAGCAAATTAAACTCACACCGTCCATTGTTCAAAACTACATTGTAGGCACAGACGCACAAATTACAATGCCTGAATTTAAGTTTTTCACATCTTTATGCAAGGCAAGAGGACTTAACCCATTTTTGAAAGAAGCATACTGTATCAAGTATGGCAAAAACCCTGCACAAATTGTTGTAGGTAAGGACGCAGTTTTGAAGCGTGCTATTAAAAACCCTAACTATGACGGTATGGAAAGTGGTGTTATTGTTCAAAACAAAGAAACAAGCGAGATTATCGAACGCAAAGGCACATTTTATTTGCGTGACAGTGAAAACCTTGTCGGCGGTTGGGCTAAAGTCTACCGTAAGGATTGGCAACACCCTACATATTGCAGTGTTGGATTTGATGAAGTCGCACAGAAAAAGAGTGACGGCAGTTTGAATGCTAATTGGAGCGGTAAAGGTGCGACAATGGTTGAAAAGGTTGCAAAAGTAAGAGCATTGCGTGAAACATTCGTTGAGGAACTCGGCGGAATGTATGAAGCCGAAGAAATGGGCGTTGACTTGCCGAATGAAACAGCACCGCAAAAACAAGAAATCATACAGCAGGACGAGCCTATTGAGGTTGACGCTACACCTGTTGATGATGTAGTTAATATGGACGAAATCTAATGAACTACAACATAATTTCAACAGGCTCACAGGGTAACGCCGTTGTCGTAAATAATCATATATTGATAGATTGCGGTGTTACCTTTAAGGCACTAAAAAATGTGTATAAGGACTTGCAAATAGTTTTACTCACTCACATTCATACAGACCATTTCAAACCGCAAACAATAAAACGGCTTGCAGAGGAACGCCCTACATTGCGTTTTGGTTGTTGCGATTGGTTGGTATATGACCTTGTAGAAGCAGGAGTACCAAAGCAAAGTATTGATGTGTTTGAAATAGGCAAAATTTACGATTACAAGGCTTTTAAAGTATCGCCTATCAAGTTATATCACAATGTACCAAATTGCGGTTATAGGATATTTGCAAACGGCGAAAAGGCTATATATGCAACCGATACAGAACACTTGCAAGGAATAACAGCAAAAGATTATGACCTTTATATGATAGAAGCGAATTACACTGACGAGGACTTGCAAGAGCGTATCAATGCAAAGCTTGAAGCAGGCGAGTATTCTTATGAACTGAATGTAGCAAGCCGTCACCTATCCCACGAACAGGCGAGCGAGTGGCTTATGGAAAATATGAGCTTTCACAGTGAGTATGTATTCTTGCACGGTCACAAAGACAAGAAAAAAGTGCAAGAATGGGAGTATGCAGACACATAATGCGTCATTTTGTTAGCAAAAGAAAGCAGGTAATTAAATGAACATTGATAAGGAAATTGTCAATTTGTTAAAGGACATTAAAAAGCAAAACAACACAATCATTAAAATTTTAAAAAATATTGACAATGGTGTTTGTGAAGCAAACGGCTATGTTTTAGAGGACGGTGAGAACGATTGAATTAACAGGCAAATTGATAGACTGCAATATTGACTTTGTATCAGGGCAACCGAAATTAACGCTTGCCGTCAATGAAAAAGACGCTTTGTTGCAAAGCTATGATGATTTGAAAGATAAGGAATTATCAATAAAAATCACGCAGTTTAGGAAAAAAAGGTCATTAAACGCTAATAATTACGCTTGGAAATTGATAACAGAGATAGGCAATATTCAAAGGTTAAGCAAAGAAGAAGTGTACCTCAATATGTTAAGAGATTACGGACAAAGCGATATGATAAGCGTTATTGCAGAAGTGCCGATAAATGACTATGTAAAGTATTATGACGAAGCAGGCGAAAGCACATTAAACGGCAAATTATTTAAACACTACAAGTGTTATAAGGGAAGTAGCGAGTTTGACAGCCTTGAAATGTCAATCTTCATTGACGGCATAGTGCAAGAAGCAAAGCAATTAGGAATACAGACGGAAACACCTGACGAAATTGCAAGATTGAAAGCATTGTGGGGTGATAACGATTGACAGCATTATTCAAAAAGATAAGGAACATTGTTTTATATGCGGTGGTAATGGTTTCAATGACCCATTAGACAAACATCATATATTTGGAGCAAGCAACCGTAATAAATCGGAGCAATACGGACTATTTGTTTATATACATCATAACGAGTGTCATATATTCGGTAAAAATTCCGTACATCAAAATGCAAAGGTCAACAGCAGACTAAAGGCACTTGCACAGCAAAAAGCAATGAATTATTACGGTTGGAGCGAGGAAAATTTTATAAAAATATTCGGTAAAAATTATTTGTGAGGTAATAACTATGTGGGTTATAAAACAATGTACTTGCGGAAGTACAGAATTTGAAACAGACGACGACACGACAAGATGTGCAGAGTGTGGCAGATTAGCACGCTTTACACGCATTAAAGAAAGTGAGGAAAAAGATGATTAACACAGTAGCATTAACAGGACGCTTGACCTATTCGCCTGAACTTAAATCAACACCGAGTGGCGTATCTGTTTTAAGATTTCAAATTGCTTGTGATAGAAATTATCAGGCACAAGGGCAAGAAAGACAAGCAGATTTTATTGACTGTATTGCTTGGCGACAAACAGCCGAATTTATCAGCCGATATTTTCACAAAGGCGATATGATAGGCATTGAGGGCAGTATTCAAACAAGCAACTTTACAGACAAAGACGGCAACAAAAGAAAGTCGGTTGATGTAGTTGCTAACAATGTTTCATTTTGCGGAAGCAAGCAACAAAGCAACGAAAAGCCTAATTTGAATGTTGCACCGCCAACATATGCAAGTGCTGACAACAGCGACTTTGAGGAAATTGTGGACGAGGACGACAATTTACCTTTCTAAAGGAGTGATAAAAAAATGCTTGAATATTACTATAATTCTATCCCTGTTGGGCGTGAAAATGCCGTTACATATCCTATCCTATGCGAAAAATGGGGTATGAGCGAAAGGCAAGTAAGAAGAAAGTTACACGAATTAAGCAGGCACGATAGCGGCGACAATTTCATCATAATTAGGAGCGGTCACGGCAAAGGCAAAAAGCAACTTTGCACCGCTCGGCAAAATTAACAGAATACTAAACAGCGATACGAAAGCATTGCAGACAAGCATTTTTAACAATATGAAAGTGATTAGGCTTGAAAGAAACTTATATCAGCAAGATGTTGTTGAATATATGCGTAAGTTTGATTTGTCCTTTGATACGCCTATGCTTTCAAAGTTTGAGAATGGATTTTGCTTGCCTACACCGTATCAGTTGATGAAGCTTGCGGAATTGTACGAGTGCAAGCCGAGTGACTTAATTGTGATTGATAACAGCGTGCTTGATATTTACGCATAGTGCGTCACTTTGTTATCAAAGTAAACAAATTTGATATTGACAAATAATTACTATTTTGGTATAATATTCTCGTTGATACAATATGTCGGTATTGTTCAACACAAAATAGAATATTGTATCAACACAGGCGTATTGTTTGAAAGTGCCGACACACTTCAAACGGTACGCTTTTATTTTAAAGGAAGTGCAAAAATGGCTGAAAGACGAATGTTTGCAAAAACAATAATTGATAGTGACGCATTTTTGGATATGCCACTATCTGCACAGGCTTTATATTTTCATTTATCAATGAGAGCCGACGACGACGGCTTTATAAATAACCCTAAAAAAATTCAAAGAATGATAGGGGCAAGTGATGATGATTGTAAATTGCTTATCTTAAAACGATTTATCATTACTTTTGAAAGTGGCGTTATCGTTATCAAACATTGGAAAATACATAATTACATACAAAAGGACCGATACAAGCCTACCATTTATCAAGAGGAAAAAAGCACACTTGCAGTAAAAGAAAACAAGGCGTACACAGAATGTATACATAATGCGTACAATTTGGATACACAGGATAGGTTAGAGATAGGTAAGGATAGTTTAGAGTTAGAGCAAGGTAAGGATATAGATAGTACAAACACAGCAAAAAAGCCTGTTCGCCATAAATACGGTGAGTATAAAAATGTTCTTTTAACTGATGAAGATATGGAAAAGCTTAAAGCTGAATTTCCTACTGATTATCAAGAACGCATTGAAAGATTAAGCGGTTATATTGCAAGTACAGGAAAATCATATAAAAATCACCTTGCAACTATTAGAAATTGGGCAAGGAAAGATAAAGAACAAAAGCCTATACAGCAAAGCAAACAACAGCCGAGCGGTAATATATTTCTTGACCTTGCTAACGAGAGGGGTATGTTGTAATGGACGATTTTATAAAGCAAACAATACGCTTTATTTCGATTGTAGCACTTACTTTGATTGTGGCTATTCTTGTATCAAGAACAATGCTTTATTGAGGTGATACATAATGACACAGGACGAAACAATTAAGATATTAGCGATACTAAAAGCGTCATATCCTAACAGTTATAAAGGAATGACAAAAGACGAAGCAATGGGAACGATTGCAATATGGACTATGCAGTTTGAGGATATTCCTGCCGATATTGTGTTAATGGCAGTAAATAAATTGATAAGTACAAATCAATTTCCACCGTCAATAAGTGAGGTAAAGAACAAACTCGGTAATTTGCATTGGGAAGCATACGAAGAGATTGCTGATATTGACAACGGCTTTTCAAAGGAAGAAAAAGCAAAGTATCAACGAATTTACGACATAACAAACAAATATAAACACAAAAGTGGAATTGAGCCGAAGCTTACAGAAATGCTCAACGGCGGAACTCAAAAGTATTTAAACGGTTAAAGCAATGTGCTACCTGACTGATTTTTAATGTGGTTTTAAATGTTGAAAATAAACACTTTTTCTTCGAGCGACTAATTATTCATATATAAAAAAGATTGATGTTTTAGTAGTAGGCGTTAATCTTTCCACCGCTTAATTTTCAGCAGGTAGACATTGGGCAACTTGTCGGAATTTCTGACAACTTAAAAGAAAGGATAAAAAGAAAAATGTTTCAAAGAATTTCAAGCACAAAAGGTAACAGGCTTTACCGTTGACGAGGGAATGAAAATGTTAAAAGCATTTCTTGATTTTGGAAAGAGGGGGTAAGTAGTAATGCGTAAATCACGAGATGTGTTCACAAAGGAGATACAAAATGCAAAAATACCTGTTATTTTGTCAATGAATGTAAAAGGCGGAGTAGGCACAGCATTTGATTTAACTTTGACAGGTCAAGAAGTTAATGAACTTGAAACACTTATTGAAAAACTGCTTGATAAATATTCAAAAAATAAGGAGCAATAATTTATGAACATTATGTTAGACAGCACGGCTTTAATGCCGAAAAGAGGACACGCAACAGACGCAGGACTTGATTTATTATCACCGATTGATACGGTTGTTCCTGCAAAGGGCAGTATCAGCATTGATACAGGCGTACATATTGAGTTGCCACCAAACACCGCAGGTTTCCTTAAATCAAAAAGTGGTTTGAATGTTAAGTACGGCATTACAAGCGAGGGCGTTATAGATGTCGGTTACAACGGCAGTATCGTTTGTAAACTGTATAATCACTCTAATATGGACTATGAGATTAAGAGGGGCGACAAAATTACTCAACTTGTAGTTATGAAAATTGATATACCCGAACTCAATGTTGTTGATGAATTTAAAGCAACAGAGCGTGGCAACAACGGTTTTGGAAGTACAGGGCGATAATGGATATATCCGAGGTTAAAAAGAACTTAAACAAACTTGTTATCTATCAGCCGACTAAAGAAAGCAAAGCAACAGATTACTATTTAACAGGTTGCATTTTACGGCGTAACAAGGAAACGAAAAAGATATTCTATCAAGCAGAAATCAAAGATACAAATGCAAACAGCATTATGATTGTTGATTTATCGCAAGTGACAGTAAAGGACTGAAAAAATGATAGTATGCAAGAAAAAACATTGTATTTGGCGTGTTGAATGTGGTGAGGGCAAGGCTGTATGTTCAGTGTATCGTTGTCCTTATGCAAAGAACTACATAAACGACCTACCGAAAATTAAATGGGCAGGGCTTATTAAACGAACTAATGCGTCAAAACGAAACAAAAAGGGGAATAATGACTAAATGCAGTATTATTTTATGATTAACGCAAAGTTGCCCTCGCTAAACGAATATATTGCAAAGATAAACAACAACAGACATACAGGCAATAAATTCAAGCAGGAAACAGAAGAATTGATACAATGGGCGATTAAGTCAGCAAAAATTAAAAAAATGATACAGCCCACTTGCAAGCCTTGTATAGTATATTTTGAATGGCACGAAAAAACAAGGCGTAGGGATTGTGACAACATAGCAAGTGCAAAGAAATTCATTCTTGACGCTTTGCAGAAAGAAAACATAATTCCAAACGATAATCAAAAATACATAAAAGGCTTTACAGATAATTTTGTTAAGGACACAAAAGATTTTGTAATTGTGAAATTGGTAGAGGTAGAAGAATGAAAACTGTAATTTTATGTGTAGTTGTTTTTATCGGCTATATTGTTTGTATCATTGTTGCTAACAATAGTGGATATAACACAGGTTTTAAGGTAGCAACAGAAGAAGCAAAAGACGATTTCGATAATTTATTAAGAAACTACAACCTTTTAAATAAGGAATGGAAAAAAGAATGTACCGAATTGGAAAATGCTTATAAAGCAAAGTGCGAAGCATACGAAAGACGAATAAATGTCTTAATGCAGATATTAGAAAAGGAAAGAGGTGAGAAGTAATGATTATTAACCCTGTTTTGTTCGGTGTGATAATGACGCTTTTTGTTATTGAAACAATAATAATTGGCTTAGTAGTTGGCACAGTTATTTATTGTACATTTAAAAAAATGTAGGAGGGCAAAGCCGTGAAAGAACTTGATGTTTGTTTAGAACTTTACATAAAAGGTAAATCTATTGATGAAAATATAGAGGAAATTAACGCTTTGTTATACAGTCCTAAAGTGCAAGACTTATCAGGTATGCCAAAAGGAAGTGGCGGAACTGATAGTATTGTTGACAAACTTGTAGAAAAAAAAGAAAAACTACAAAACAAACGCTATGAGATTGAAAGGCAAAAGTTTACTTGTCAGCAACAAATTGATGAAATGATGAACAAATGTAATCTCACACAAAACGAAAAGTTGTTAATAAAATATAGGTTTTTTTATGGCTTGTCGTGGAAGCGTGTAGGCAAGGAATTAGATTGGAACGAAAACAAAGTATTCCGAGTTTACAGGAAAATAAATACTGTTTTAAGTGAATATGTCACAAAATTATAAAAATACTTGAAAAAAAGTTATTATTGTAGTATAATATTATTGTGTAAAAATAGCTTTACACCATTAAAATTTATACCTTTTGTGGAAAAGTCGTATCGTATTAACGGTACGACTTTTTCTATGCTCACATTTAGGGGTAAATGGTGCAGGTGACAACTTCTAATAACATTTAGGAGTGTCGCTAATGCAGATTGAGTATTTAGGTATTGATGATATTATCCCATACGCAAACAACCCACGACATAATGACGGTGAAGCGGTTGAGCGTGTGGCGGCAAGCATTAAAGAGTATGGTTTTAGAAACCCACTTATCATTGATAAAGATAATGTGATTGTAGCAGGGCATACAAGATACAAAGCGGCAAAACGGCTCGGCATTGACAGCGTGCCAACAATTAAAGCGGACGACCTAACACCTGCACAGATTAAAGCTTTTAGGCTTGCTGACAATAAAGTTGCGGAGTATTCCTCTTGGGATAATGAAATGCTGACTATTGAATTAGAGGAATTACAAGAACTTGATTTTGACCTTGATTTAACAGGCTTTGAAGAATTTGAGATTGAAAGTTTGTTAAATGAAGATGAAAACGAGGACGATTTAGGGGATAACCTCGACGAAAACAGAGAAACACTGCAAGAGCGGTTTATTGTACCGCCGTTTTCAATCCTTGATACAAGACAAGGCTATTGGCAAGAACGCAAAAAGATATGGAAACAGATAATTAAGAGTGACAACGGCAGGGATGAATGTTTGTTAGGTAGCGGTTTAAAAGAACTTGCCGAGAAAACAGGAGCGGACCTGACAGGAACAAGTATATTTGACCCTGTATTATGTGAAACGCTGATAAATTGGTTTTGCCCTAAAGGTGGCAAGGTGCTTGACCCATTCGCAGGCGGAAGCGTCCGAGGACTTATATCCGTGTTGTTAGGCAATGACTACACAGGGATAGATTTAAGCGAAAAACAGATAAAAGCAAACATCAATAATTACAAAGCAATAGCAGACAGACAAGACCTGCACGGCAATGACTTAAAAATGCCAAATTGGATAAATGACGACAGTTGCAATATTGATTTGTTGGTAAAAGGCAAACACGACTTTTTATTGACTTGTCCGCCTTATGCCGATTTAGAGGTGTACAGTGACGACCCACGAGATATTAGCAATATGCCATATGATGAATTTTTATCTGCTTACAGAGAGATTATTAGCAAGGCGACGGAAAAGTTAAAGGACAATGCCTTTGCCGCTATCGTTGTTGGTGATGTTAGAGATAAGAAAGGCTATTATTATAATTTCGTAGGTGACACGATACAAGCCGCCAAAGACGCAGGGCTTAAATATTACAACGAATGTATCTTGATTGAGCAAATTGCAACAGGTGCTATGAGAGCAGGCAGACAATTTGAAGCAGGGCGAAAGGTTGTTAAAACACATCAAAATGTGTTGATATTCGTTAAGGGCAATGAAAAAGAGTTAATGAAAGACCTTGACATATACGAATATAGTTTTAGTGAGGGTGATAATGATGTGGAAGCGGCTTAAAGAAAGTAAAAAGCACCTTACAAAGCAACAATACAGAACTATCAAAGGACAAATGATAGCAGGGGATATTGAGGGAGCAAACAAGGGCTTAAACAGATTATTGAAAAAGTGCGGTGCGTAATGTGCCGCTTTGAAACTATTTTAAGGGATATGAAACAAAAGTAGGTGGTGATTTGGCTACTAATTGGAATAAGATAAGGAACGAATACATAAACGGCAATATCAGTTATCAAAAGTTGGCTGAAAAACACGAAGTAAATTATAACACTTTGCAGGATAAAGCAAGGAAAGAAAAGTGGTTTGCAAAGAAAAAAGCACAGCAAGAGAAAATCACGGAAAAAACTCTACAAAAAAGTGCCGAAAAATTAGCAGAAGCAGAAGCAAACAGATTATTAAAAATATCCAATGCGGCTGATAAATTGCTTGAAAAGATAGAACTTGCAACGGAGCAGTTAGATTTGTACCTTGAAAAGACAAAGGTCAAAACACCTGTCAAAGTTAAAGACAAAAAAACAGGTGAAACGCTAAATGCCTTTCAAGAAAACGAAACTTTCAATGTTGCACAAAAGAACAGAATAGACCGAGCAGGACTAAAACAGATAGCAAGTGCATTGAAAGACTTGAAAGATATTCAATTCACAGCGGACGAAGATAAACCGCAGGAAAGCCCGAACATCAACATTACTGTTGTAGCGGCAACGCCTGACGATATGGAGGACGAGGAATAATGGATATTGTGGTAAAGGAAAACCCTGCATATATCCCTTATATGAATAAACCTCAATTCCTGCAAATATTCTTTGGTGGCTCGTCAAGCGGTAAATCATTCTTTATCACAGATAAGATAGTGCTTGATGTTCTTAACGGTGTTAATTGGCTTTGTTGCCGTAATGTCGGTAATACGATTAAACGAAGTGTATTCAATGAAATCACAAAGTCAATATCAAGTATGGGTGTAAAACAATTCTTTTCAATCAATAAGAGCGATATGCTTATCACTTGCAAGCTGAACGAGAAGCAGATTATGTTTTGCGGTCTTGATGATGTTGAAAAAGTAAAGTCTATCACGCCTGCAAATGGTGTATTAGAGCGTATATTTATTGAGGAGGCGACAGAGATAAAGCGTGACGCATATATGCAGTTAAAAAAGCGTTTGCGTGGTAAAAGTACCCACAGCAAGCATATTTTTATGGCATTTAACCCTATCTTAAAATCACATTGGATATATAAAGAGTTTTTCGGCAAATGGGAAGATAACAAGACCGTTTACGAGGACGAGGACAAACTCATTGTCAAAACTACATATAAAGATAATATCTTTTTGACCGACGAGGACAGAAAGTTATTAGAGGACGAAACAGACCCATATTTCTATAATGTGTATTCGCTCGGTAATTGGGGCATACTCGGCAATGTTATTTTCAAGAATTGGCGTGTTGAGGATATAAGCAACCTTATACCGCAGTTTGATAGAGTGCATTGTGGTTGTGACTTTGGTTTTTCAAGCGACCCGAACGCACTAATTAAGGTGCATTACGATAAAAAGCGTAAGCGGATATATATATATGATGAATGGTATCAGGCAGGAATGACAGACGACGAATTATTGAGAGTGTGCAAGCGGTTTTGTGGCAATCAATATTTGATATGTGATAGTGCAGAGCCGAAAACGATTGACTTCCTTGCTACTAATAATGTAAGAGCATTCGGAGCGGTTAAAGGTGCTGACAGTATCAATCGTGGTATTAGGTGGTTGCAAGGTTGCGAGATTATTATTGATGTTCGTTGCCAAAACTTCAAAAACGAGATAGAGCAATACCATTGGCAAGAGGATAAGTACGGTAATGCAATGGCAAAGCCTGTTGATGAAAACAACCACTTGTTAGACGCATTAAGATACGCATTGAATGATGAAATCTTGGCGGCAGAGGTAAGAGCAGGAAAGAGGTTATAAATGAAAGTAAACATATTAGGAACTGATTATACGATTGAGTATAAGGAATTAGGAACAGAGGAAATAGACGGCTATTGCGACCATACTTCAAAAGAAATTGTAATTCGTAGCGATAATGAAAACGGAGTAAATGATTTTAAGAGTTTGCAAAAGAAACAATTAAGGCACGAAATCATACACGCCTACTTATCGGAAAGTGGTTTACAAAGCAATTTTGAACACGCAAATCAATGGGGGCACGAAGAAACAATGGTTGATTGGGTTGCTATTCAATTTCCTAAAATGCTTAAAACATTTGAAGAGGTAGGGTGTATATAGTGTGTTCGCACGAATGGAAAAAGATAAATGATGTTCGTGTTTGTATGAAATGCGGACTAACAACAACCTATGACGGCAAACTACTATTCGATAAAAAGATAGTAAATTATAAATCAAAAAGAAAAAAGGCGGTGAAATCCAATGGCAAGGAAAGAAAACGAGATGTTTCCTGACTTTACGGCAGAAATTGAAGCAATAGAGGAAAACGGAATATCAAGCGAATTGCTATATAAGATATTACAGAAACATAGACTGAACTCAAAATACAACAGAAAGCTTTATGATAGATACGAAGCTATTGAGGGTGGTGTGCCTATTTTTGGTAGACAGCCGAGATATGATGAAGAAAACCCTATCAACAATAAGGCTAATAATGACTTTTTCGGTGAAATTGTTGATTTTAAGGTAGGTTACTTTGCAGGAAGCCCTGCAACATACAGTTATAGCATTGGTGACGAAGCAGAGGAAGTAATAGGTGGCAAAGAAGCAGTTGATAAAGCAAGTAAAACCTTAACCGATTTTACAACACGAACAAATATGTACGGCGTTGATATGGAAACTACCAAAAATGCGTCAATATACGGATATTCGGGCAGACTGTTTTATATAGACGAAGAGGGTAACGAACAGGCAATGGCAGTACACGGCTTTGAAACTATACCATTGTCAAAAACAGATATATCCGAGCCGAAATATGCTGTACGATATTACAGGACAAAGGATATTAACGGTGTTAAATATTGGGTTGTTGAGTTTTACGATAATGAAAAAATATATACATACAAAGGTCAGTTGTCACAACTCGTACTTGTTAGTGTAAAACCGCATATGTTTGATTATTGCCCACTTCAAGGCATTGCAAATAATAAGGAGTGTTTAGGTGACGCTGAAAAGGTGCTTGCACTTATTGATGATTACGATAAGAATGTGAGCGATAATTCAAACGAGATTGAAGCATTCGTACACGCTATGTTGTTAGCACATCTTAATGTTGATGATGAAATAATAGAGAAAGCACAGAAATCAGGTATGTTGATTGTACCGCCAACAGGAATGCAAACAAATCCCGACCCCGTAAAGTGGATAACAAAAAATATCAATGATACTTTTACAGAACATCATTTAGAGCGATTAGAAAATAACATTTACAGATTTTCTAAAACACCTAATATGAATGATGATGTATTTTCAAGTGCGAGCGGTATAGCATTAAAGTTTAGGTTACACGGACTTGAAACCAAGTGTGCAACCTTTGAAGCTAATATGATGAACGCAGAACAGCATATGTGGAAAGTTCTTTCTTCAAGTTGGGCTAAAAGAGGTATCAAGGTTGACCCTCTTTATTGTTGTGTTGATTTTGTTCGTAACTTCCCATTAGATACATTGAGCGAAGCACAGACGGCACAAACGCAAATAGGTGCAGGACTTCCGAAGCGTTGGGTATATAGCCATATGTCAAGTGTTGATGATGTTGACGCAATTATGGATATGATAGTCGAAGAAAAAGAGGAAGTTGCTGAATTATATCCTGACTTGCCTATCAATACGCCGAATGATGATAACACAGACGGTGACGACGATAAAAAGAAAAATGACGGTGAAGAATGAGCCGTTATGAAACATAGTGAATAGTGTTGACAATGAAATGTAGTATAATAAAAGGGGGGTGATGTATATTGCCAAAGAGTAAAACAAGCCTTAATGATTTGCTTTACGACATACGCAGGATAGAACAGCATAGAGAGGTGTTGACCGAAAGCAAGATTAAATCAATCTATCAATCATTGATGAAAGATTTAAACGCTTTTGTCGCAAATGAGTACACCAAATATGCTGATACTGACGGCAGGCTTTATATGTCATACCTCGACGCTCAAAATAAGCGTGCTAAATTCTTGCAGGAAGTAATAAACAATGTTGATAGCGTATCACCTGCAATACAAGAGGAAATGGAAACACTAATTGATATGACATATCAAAAGAGTTATGAGGGTATGGCTAAAGCGGTGTTAAAAGCCGATACGGAGGGCAAACTCGCAAACATAACCAAAGATATTAGTGTACGCCCCGAAGTGCTTAAACAGGCGGTTGCAAACAACATAAGCAAACTTACATTGCCTACCGTATTAGAAAGACACCGAGCGGAAGTAATCTATCAAATACAGCAAGAGTTAAATATAGGACTTATGCAAGGTGATAGATACGAACAAATGGCAAAGCGTATTTCCGACCGTGTAGGAGTAAGCCAAAGCAAAGCAATGAATATCACACGCACCGAAACACACAGAAACATAGAAAGTGGATTTATGGATTGTGCGGAAAACTTGCAAGAGAGTTTAGACGGTAGCGAATTGATATTGGTGGCTATATGGCGAACAATGAAAGACGAGCGAGTACGACCACAGCAACGCCGAAAAAGTAAAAAAGGCGGTTGGAAAACAACATTGAGCCGTAGCGGTGCAAACCATATGAAAATGGAGGGTGTAACTGTTAAAGCAGGTGATTTGTTCGATTTAGGCGGTGGAGTTAAAGCAAAAGCACCGTCAAAAAGTGGTGTAGCCGCTCACGATTGTAATTGCCGTTGTATTTTGGAATATAAGTTAATGACTATTGACGAATTTGCAAAGGCAACAGGTAAGAGCGTGGGCGAGGTGCTTAACAAACTCAATAAGTCTAACAAAACTATTGAGAAGAAGCCGAGCAAAGAAAAAGCACCGATTACAGCAAGCAGTACATCAACAGCTACAAGCGAAACATACACAGTTGAAGTACCGAAAAGCCTTGAAAACTTTGATAGTTGGCAAGCAAGGTGGGTTAGTGAGGAAATGAAAATACCTCAAAAAACTAAAGATATGTTGCAAAGCAATATTCAAACTATTATTGATAACAACTCTTATAATATGAGAGTACACTCAAAAGACTTGCAAAGCATTATTGATAACGGCTTTAAAAATCAAATGGAAGTCGGCAAGAGTGGTGGCACATTGTCAAAGTCCGACCGTATGCTTGCAAGCCAAAGATTATTCGGTGCTGATGTTATGAAAATGCAAGATAGCGAGTTTGAAAAGTACGGTTATCTTGGTAGTTATAACTTTGCTGACGACGCTTCAACCTCGGACGCTTGGCAATACGGCAAAACGATAGTGCAATTCAACAAAGAGAGGTTGAAAGACAGAGTAACATATACCATTGATGATAGTTTAGGCAATGCGTTATATAATCGTGTTGTAGGCGGTAAGATTGGTGATGAATGTTCAATATCGGGTATTGCTAAATATGATGTAGGTTACGCACAAGATACATTCAAGTATGCAAAGCGTGATGATTTGTTCAATGCTGATAAGATAGCACAGGATATGGGTTGTCGATATTGGGAATTGCAGTATCACGGTAATTTAACAATTAAAGATGTTGAAAGTGTTTGCTTTACAAGTACCGACAGACCGACTAAATCAATAGTCAGTCAGTTAAAGGAACTTGGTATAAGAGTTTATAAATTAACGAAAGGTGGCAAAATAAATGAACTATAAAAGAGTAGTTGCATATATTCCTGATACAAGCGTGTTGTTTGAACTCAACAACGGCAATTTTGCATTAGTGTCTTATGATGATTACACAGGCAAGACAAAAATTACTGTATCAAAGTATGCAGAAAGTCACTTGAAATTTGGCGGTTTTGAGGACGGTGCAAAAGTGCCTAAAGAAATGCTTAAAAAGGCTACTGAAATACTCGAAAAGGGCGAGAATGTATTTGAGTGTAAGGACTTAAAATTAAACAAAAAGTAAAATATTGAATATTTAGAATATTATTGACAAATGAAAGTTATTTTAGTATAATGTTATATAGGTGAGAGTGTGAACTCACAGTGGGTAGTACCTTTCCTATCCACTTGGGGGGTGGGTATTCTCCTTCAAATATGTACGGTTTCTCACATTTACTCAATAACTTACCCACCCCCCCTTAATTAAATACAAATTTAAAAGACACTTCTATATGGAGTGTCTTTTTTATATACAAAAGCTTTCTATATGGAAGCAAAACATTATTCTATAAGGATATGGAGGAAAAACAATGACAACAGAACAAATCGAAGTTGCGAACAGCACGCACGAAGCAGTACGCACAGGCAGAGGTTTACCGCTCAACTTACAGTTATTTGCGTCAAGTGGTGATGACAGTGGCAACGGTGACGGTGCAGACGGAAGCAATGGAAACAACGCAGGCGATAGCGGTGACGGTGACAACGGCGATAATAACGCACAAAATCAAAATGCACAATTATCAACCGAAGCACTTGACAAACTCATTCAATCAAGAGTTGACAAAATCACGGCAGACCTCGGTAAAAAGAACGCAACATTACAAAAAGCACTTGATAATCTTAAGAAAGAAAAGTTGACTGCCGACGAGATTAAAAAGCTTGAAATTGCTGACAAAGAAAAAGCATTGACAGAAAAGGAACAAGCCTTACTTGAAAGAGAAAATAGACTGTATGCTATTAAGGCAATTAAAGAAGCGGACCTTGACGACGGCAGCGATTTATCCCTTGAACTTATTGACTTTGTAATGGGCGAGGACGAAAACGCTATTGATGAAAAAGTAAAATCATTCAAAAGCCTTGTTGAAAGATTTGTTACTGCAAAAGTTGACGCTACTTTTAAGGCTAACGGCAGAACACCAAACGGAAGCGGAAAAGGTGGCTCGGCTGATGATAAAAACACAAATGTTGCCGTTGAACTTGGCAAAGCGAAAGCAGAGCAACAGAAAAAGTCAAATGACATTTTAAATTATTATATTGGAGGTAAGAAGTAATGAAGTTTACTACTAAAGATGTTACGCAGGGCGTAACTATTCTTGCTAACGACCATTATGTTGCAATTCCTTATGATTGTTCAAAAATCACAGCAACAAACGGCGTTATTAAAGCGGGTACTATCATTCCGTCAAATGATGATAAAGCAATCGGTGTATTGCTTAATGATGTGTACCCCGCAGAAAATTCAAACGGTACTATTGTTATTCACGGATTTATTGAAAAGGCAAAATTGCCTGTTGCACCGACAGTAGACACCACTTCGGAAGGTACTACAACAGTAGGTGCTACAACCGTGCTTAAACAAATTACATTTATTTAAGGAGGCAAACTAATGAGATTATCAGAAGTATTTAATGCGGACGCTATTGCTCTTAATTATACTAATGCAGCAAGTAATGCTATTCCGTATTTTGGTGCAGGTCTTTTCCCCGCACAGAAAAAGGCAGGTCTTGACCTTAAATGGATAAAAGGACACAATGGACTTCCTGTATCTCTTGCACCGTCAGCATTTGACGCAAAGTCAAAATTCCGTGACCGTGTAGGTATTTCAATCAATGAAACACAAATGGCATTTTTCCGTGAAAGTATGCTTGTAAAAGAAGCAGACGAACAGGAAATTATGCGAGTACAGGACGCAAACGACCCTTACGCAACACAGGTACTCAACAATATTTTCAACGATACACAGACACTTATTGACGGTGCTAATGTTGTTCCTGAAAGAATGATTATGCAGTTGCTTGCACCTCTCAACGGCTCAATGGGTATTGCTATCAAAGCAAACGGCGTTGATTATACATACAATTATGACCCTGACGGCTCGTGGAAGAAAGAACACTACAAGAAAATCACTACTGCCGCTAATAAGTGGTCTGCTGCTGATACTTGCGACCCCGTTAAGGATATTGAGGACGCACTTGACGCACAAGAACAGGCAACAGGTAATCGCCCTGCCGTTCTTCTTATGTCAAAGCCTACATTTAACCTTATCAAGAACAGCAAGAAAGTACAGAGCGGTGTACTTGCACAGAATACTACCGCAAATGTAAATTACACTACTGCAAAGGTAAAAGCGTATATTGAGGAAGAACTCAATATCTCAATCGTTATTTACAACAAGCAGTATAAGGACGAAAGCGGCACAGCAAAGAAATTTTACCCTGACAATATCATTATGATGTTACCGTCGGGTACACTCGGTAACACTTGGTATGGTACTACACCTGAGGAAAGAACACTTGCAACAAAAGCAGACGCAAGCGTGTCTATTGTAAACACAGGTGTTGCAGTAGCCGTAACAATTACGGACGACCCTGTTAATACAAAGACCACAGCGTCGGAAATTGTATTACCGTCTTTTGAGCGTGCTAATGAATGTTACGCACTTGAAGTAGCATAAGCAGGTGATTAAATGACAAAAGAACAAGCAGAATTGTTAAAACTCGGTATAACGATTGATGATACTGCCTTGCTTATTGTCGAAAGTGCGTTAGAATGGGTGCAACACAATACTACACTTGAATTTGACATAAATAATGATGATGATTTGAAAGCCTTGCCGTCTTGTGTAAGGCTTTTTGTCACAAAATTTTTTGATGTTAATAATATTAGTGCAGGTGTATCAAGTGAAAGCATTGAAGGTTTATCTCAATCATTCGATACCACCGATAAATCTGCTTTGATTTGGCAATTTGCAGAGGAATTACTCTATCCGTACTTAAAAAGTCGTGTTAGGTTTGTCAGTGCAAAAAAGAAATGGCGGTAATTGTGTATGGGCGTTAAGTGGAAAACAACAAAAGACGATTTCCCAAAAGTGAAAAGTCAAATTGACGGCATTAACGGTAAATCGGTACAAGTTGGTGCAAATTCGGCTAATGCGTGGCTTGCCGCAATACACGAATACGGCTGTACGATAAAGGTAACGCCTAAAATGAGGGCTTACCTACATAGTCAAGGGTTACACCTTAAAGCAGACACTACAACAATAAAAATTCCTGAACGCTCTTTTTTGAGGAGCGGACACGATAAGTATATTGATAAGGTGCTTGACATTACCGAAAAAGCCATAGGGCAAGTGATAAGCGGTAAAATGACCGAACAGCAGTTTATTGACTTGGTAGGTGAGCAAATGGCAACGCATATCAAGACATATATGCGTGACTTGTCAAGCCCTGCTAACCACCCATTCACGGTAGAGCAAAAAGGCAGTAGCAACCCTCTTGTTAATACAGGACAGCTTATTGAGAGTATAACTTGGGGGGATAAATTATAATGCAATATTACAATTTTGAACGCCTAATCAAAAAATACAGCCGTGAGTTTACCGCCACTTACAAAACAAGTGGCGGAGGATATGACGATAAAGGCGATTATATAAGCGGTGAGGTTGTAAAAGAAACCTTGACAGGTGCAATTATCAATTTCAAAGAAAGCAAGGTATACAGGGCAGAGGGAACGCTCAAAACGCAAGATAAAAGATTATTTATGTTGCAACCCCTTAAAAGTGCCTTGATTGGTGCAACTGTTATTGATAACGGCAACGAATACAGGATAGAAGAAGCAACCGAAAACGCTATGTTTACAGGCGTTTACGCTTATGTTTTAAGGTGGGTGAGTGCATTTGATTGATGTTGACAAATTAAAACAAGTCGTTGTTAGCGGTCTAAAGGAATATTTAGGGTGCGAAGTCATACGAACAAATCAAAATGCCGAACCGCCTGCCTATCCGTATGTTTCTTATACGATTACAACGCTTGCAAGTGTGAATAATGGCACTTATGAGGAATACACAGACGGAACTACCCGAAAGCAATTAAAGCAGACTTGGAGCATTACAGCACAATCTAACAATGAAAGCGAAAGCGTAAACCTTGCACTTAAAGCGAGGGAATGGCTTGACTATGCAGGTAGGGTGTATTTGAAAGACAACGGCGTAACCGTTCAGTCCGTCACAAATGTAACTAACAGGGATAACATTTTGACCGTTGAGTATGAGTACAAAAACGGCTTTGATGTTGTCTTTTATCTGTTTGATGAAACAGAAAACAATATAAACAAATCAGGAATTGTTGAAACGGTAGAACTAAACTATAACGGTGAAAGCGTGCCTATTGTTGATGATGAAAAGCAAATAGCTGAAATCGAAAAAAATGATAGACGACAGCGGTTTATTGAATTAACAATACTTGAAATAATTTAAAAAGGAGTTATGAAATGATTAAGGATGTAAATGTCACTATTGATTTACAGAAAGTAGTCGGCAAATTAGGTTTTGGCTTTCCTCTTGTTGTTTTTGAAACAGCAACATCAGGTAATCAAAAATATGCTGAAATCGAATTAAGCGAAGTTGCCGACACTTACACAGGTGAAACAGCACTTAATGCCTTTGTATCAACATTACAGGCAGGCGAAAATCCACCTGAAAAAATTGCTTGCTTGGGTGTAGCCGCTGATACAACAACAGCAAACCTTGTTACAGCAATTAAGGCAGTTGAGGAAAACGGTTGGCGACAGCTTGTACTTCTTGATGTAATCGACGACAATACAAAGTCACAGGACGCTATCGACTACATTAAGACAACCGCTGACAAAATGTTATTTCTTCCTATTACTCTCTTACCTACTTCATACAACGATACAACAAATGACAGACTTGTTGTAGTATGTGGTGCAAACGGTACAGACGATACAGACGGAGCAACAACAAATATCGGTGCTATTCTTGGTGCAGTATGTGGACTTGATGTTGGTAGCTTTACATACAAGAATATGATTGTAAACGGTGGCGTTACAATGAGTAACGATACCTATAAAACACTTATCAAAACACAGCCGAATATCCTTGCCGTTCTTGAAAAGGCAGGCGATACCGTTGTATCGGACGGTAAAACATTTATCGGTGAGTTTATTGATGTTGTTGATAGTATGGATTGGGTTATTCAGCAGATTGAATACCAAACACAGAAAACCTTTAACAATCAAAAGAAAGTGCCGTACACAAACAACGGTATTGCAATGCTTGAAAGTGTTGCCGTTAATGTACTCAAAGAAGCATACGACAATGGTATGATTGCAGATAATGAGGACGGTAGCCCTGCATATAGCGTTAATTACGGTTTGCGTGAGGACGCAAAGGCAGAGGATATTCAGGCAAGAAAATATGTCGGTGGCTCATTTGGATTTGTACTTGCAGGTGCAATTCATTACGCAAAGATTAACGGCACAGTTAAGTATGTATAAGGAGGGCTAACAAATGACAACTTATGACGCAAAAGATTGTACCATTATGGTTAATGGCGTGTATATTACAGGTCTTGGCGAAGATATGGTAACAGGCGAAAAGGACGAGGATAATTACGAAACTTCCGTAGGTGCACAGGGTGATGTTTGTATCAGTATGAAAAACGACCCACTCGGCACTATTACTATTACCGTACAGCCTACAAGTCCACAAAAGGGCTTTCTTCTTGACCTTGCAAAGATAAGAGACCCATTTCCTCTTTGGGTAACAAATAAGGTACTCGGTGAGCGTATGGGCGGTACAAAGGCATTGCTTAAAAAAGCACCTGAAATTACAAGAGGTGCAGAAGCCGAAGATATGGAATTTGAATTCGGCGTATTTGATTATGTTTGTGAAGCAGCAGCGTAATTACAACTAAAAGGTGGCATAAATTGCCACCTTATTTATATTATTAAAATCTATTTTGGAGGGTTATAAAATGGCAACAAAGTTTTATACAGTTGAAAAAACAATCAAAGGAAATGACTATAAGGCACAGTTTAATGGCTTATCAGTTGCATTAAGAGCAGTTGACGAAAGCTATATTGAGAATTCAAACAACACAAGCGTCGAAAAAATGGCACAGTTCCTTTTTGATAATGTCATTGTTGAGCCGAAAGGACTTACCGTTGACAATTTCGACAGTATGGACGAACTTAACGAGGTTATTGAATTTGCTCGTAATGTTATGCAAGGCGAATTAAAGCCTGCCGAAAAGGGCAAGAAAAACTAATTTATAGTATTTTTATTTGATATGGAAACTATAAAAAAGGTTATAAACGGTGTTGAATATACCGCCGTGTACAGAGGTTACAGCTATACTACACAGCGGATAAAAGAGTGCCTATTACAAGATAAAAAACACTATTCCAACGAAAAATTATCAACCGTTGTTTTCGGCGAAATAATAATAAACCCGAAAGTAACAGTAGACGATTTTGACGATTTGCAAGCTTATAACGAAGTCTTTGAATTTGGACGAAGCGTATTATTTGGTGAGTTTGAAAATAAATCAAAGGCAAAGTTAAAAAAAGAGGTGCTGAATGAGTGGGACTATTGGCGTTTAATATATTGTGATATTGCAAACTTTGATTACAATACCGTTTTTAATCAAATGACACCGCAACAAGTTTTAAAGGCTAATATAGCCCTTGATATAGTAAACGAACAAATAAAAAAATCAAATAGCAAAAAATAAAGCACCCTTTTATTAGGGTGCTTTTTACTTCCTGTAAGAAAGGAGGTATACAATGGCAAATGTTATCCGTCAAGATGTTATTGAAATAGGCTTTAAATCGGATTTAGGAACTCTTAATAAAATCAATGACGGAATGGATAAGCTTAAAAAGTCTGTTAGCAATGATGTTGACGGCGGTTTAAGTAAGCTTAAAAAAAGTGCGGACAGTACAAAAAAATCAATATCGGCTCTTGGCAAAGAAAAAGGCATAAGCAAGCTTAAAAAAGATATTGAAATGGGCGGAGCGGCTATTGATGTTGCAAAGGATAAAGTTAATTCCTTAAAAAAATCAATTAAAGGTATTACTTCCCACCCTATTAAAACACTTGATAAAAAAGTGTTAGCACTTCAAATGTCGGCAGGCAAAACAAGAGCAGAGTTTAAACGACTGCAAAAAGAGAAATTAAGCAAGCTTAAATCAAACATCAGCAAAGTAAAAGATACATTAACAGACGGTGAAAAAGGTGCAAAAGGCTTTAAAAACGCTATTAAGAATATCGGCAAAGTTGGTGTTTCAAAAACATTATCGGGCTTTGAAAGATTAAAAAAGAGTATGGCTAACGGTGTTCGTGGCTCTACCAAATTTAAAACAAAGCTAAAAAGCATTGACGATACAAGTATGGCGAAGCTGAAAAACAGTTTACAAGGCGTATCAAACAAACTATCTACAATCGGCAAAAAAGCCGCAGGAGTGGCGTTTAGAGGTCTTAAAAAGATAGCAGGTATAAGCCTTAAAGCTATAACAGGCGGTATCGCCGCTTGTGCAACTGCAATAGGTGGACTTACCGCTAACTCGGTAACAGCTTATGCAGACTATGAGCAACTTATCGGCGGTGTTGAAACGCTGTTAGGTGCTAAAGGTGCGAAAAGCGTTCAAGAGTATGCAAAGCTAACAGGTAAATCGGTTGGCAAGGTAAAAGGTGAATATAAGAAGTTAAACGAAAGTCAAAAGATTGTTGTTAAAAATGCGAACAACGCATTTAAAACGGCAGGACTTTCCGCTAATGACTATATGGAAACCGTAACAGGCTTTGCGGCAAGTTTGTTGCAGAGTACAGGCAACGACACCAAAAAAGCGGCGAAGCTTGCAGATGTAGCCGTATCGGATATGGCAGATAACGCTAACAAAATGGGTACTGATATGAGCAGTATTCAATGGGCTTATCAAGGTTTTGCAAAGCAGAATTACACAATGCTTGATAACTTAAAGTTAGGTTACGGCGGTACAAAAACCGAAATGCAACGCCTTGTAAAAGACGCTTCAAAACTTGATAAGAGTATCGACGGCAACAGTTTGTCATACGGTAATATCGTTAAAGCAATTCACGCCGTGCAAAAGGAAACAGGCATTTATGGTACAACGCAAAAAGAAGCGGAACACACCATACAAGGCTCGTTAAACTCTATGAAATCGGCGTGGGGCAATCTTATGCCTGCATTGATACAAGGCGGTGACGCTTTCGACCAATGTGTTGATAATCTTATAGACACTACAAAAATATTTGTGAAGAATATTAAGCCTGCAATTATCAAATCATTAACAGGAATAGGCAAATTGATTGAAGAATTAGCACCGATTATCGAAAAGGAATTTCCAAAACTTGTTGATGAATTATTACCGCCGTTATTAAGAGCGGCAACATCATTAGTTAAAGGGCTTATAGTAGCAACACCTAATATAATCAAGGTTATTGTTGCTGAATTACCGAACATTGCAAGGCAATTAAGTCAAGCATTTGCTGAAGCTTTCGGAATTAAATTCCCTGCTATTGAAAAGGTTGCAAATCTTTTCAAAAATAGTGCAAAGACACTTACAAAGGCTATTCCTTATTTGCTCGGTTTGGTAGCGGTATTTAAAATATTAAAAACTGTATCGTCATTTAAAGGAATGTTCGGTGGAAAAGGTGGCGAGGGTGGCTCGCTGTTTGACGGCATAACGAACATATTTAAAGGACTTGCACAGACTAAAACAAGTACCATTCTTAAAGGTATGGCAAATCTTGCAATTATAATCGGTGGAATGACGGCAATAACGGTGGCATTTATGGCTGTTGCACCTTATATGGCACAGTTGTCGGACGGTAAAACCGTGTTGAAAATGGTTGCTCTTGTCGGTGCTTTAGGTTTGGTAGGTACAGGGCTTGCAAAATTAGCAAGCATAGTTGGTGTGATACCTATTTCGGTAGTGCTAAAAGGAATTGCTAACATTGCGTTAGTAGTTGCAAGTATGTCAGCATTGTATTTGTTAATCGGTGCTGTTTCACTTATTGAGTTTGACCTTACAAGATTAACAAAAGTTGCCGTTATAATTGGTGTTTTAGGCACAGTCGGCTCGGCATTGACTGCATTTGCAGGGTTGGTAGGTATGATACCTATACCTGTTGTATTAAGAGGTTTGGCAAATATAGCATTAGTTATAGGTGGAATGACCGCTTTAATTACTGCTTATGGAGCATTAGCACAAATACCAAAATTCAACGAATTTATATCAAAAGGTGGCGACACTCTCGCTAATCTGTTTAATCAAATAGGTAAAATCGCTGGTGCGTTAGTCGGTGGACTTGGTGAGGGTATTTCAGCTTCATTACCGACGATAGGCAAGAATTTAACCGCTTTTGCAAGAGCGATAGCACCTATGTTTACGCTGTTTAAAGGCGTGGATATGAGCGGAATAGGAAGCTTTTTCAGTGCTGTTGGTGGCTTTATGCTCAAAATGACAGGAAATAACCTTTTAAGTAAACTCACAGGCGGTACAAATTTAGGTGATGTTGGTACTCAATTAACAACCTTTATCAATAATGCGTCAGGCTTCTTTACCAAAGTTGCTACATTACCTGCAAACGGATTTACTAATGCAAAGTTACTGTTTAAATCACTTGCAGATATAGGCAATGTGCCGAAAACAGGCGGACTTGCTCAATGGTTTGGCGGTGAAACCGATTTTAGTTCGTTAGCAAGTGGGTTAGCGAAGATGTCAGGTAAGGGCGTTATAGGTTTTTATACCAAAGTAGCGAAATTGCCACAAGCAGGCTTTGCAAATGCTAAAGCGTTGTTTAAATCGTTAGCGGATATTGGAAAACTACCAAAGACAGGCGGTATTAAACAGTGGTTTACAGGTGAAAACGATATATCGGGACTTGCGTCAAAACTACCACCGTTTGGTTCAGCAATGGCGAGATTTTACAATTCAATATCAGGTATTAAGGATATGAGTAAAATATCGTCACTTTTCAAAGCCTTAAAGAGCATTAACGGCTTGCCAAAAAAGGGTGGACTTAAACAGTTATTCACAGGCAAGAACGATATATCAGGTATCGGCACGGCACTTAAAAACTTTGGTGCAAATATCAAAGGTTTTATTTCACAGGTAAACAAAATTAACCTTAGCAATTTAAACGGACTTTGGAAGTCGCTAAAACAGCCGAGTAAGATTACATCAAGTTCACTTAAAACAGTGACTAAAAATTGTAATTCTATGGTAGCAAAGGCTAAACAATTACCAAGCAAAATGGGTAATGCTATTAAGAGTACAGGTAACAGTTTGGCAAATGCAATTACTTCAATATGGAATAGAGCTTCAAAAGCTTCTATACGAGGTGCTAACAAAGTTATTAGCACCGCAAACGGTGTATTAGGTCAAATTGGTGCAAAGAGCAAGTTATCAACTGTAAGCTATGCAAACGGTACAAACGGACACAAAGGCGGTAACGCCCTTGTAAATGACGGCAGGGGTGCTGAATTAGTGCAAATGCCTAACGGTCAATCGTTTATACCAAAGGGCAGAAATGTACTTATTCCAAATGCACCTAAAGGAATGAAAGTATTACCTGCTGACCGTACCGCTCAAATTATGGGTAGAAAATCAGCTACTTATAATTATGCTAAAGGTACAGGCAACTTTGACGCTTGGGAATACATTGACAACCCTAAAGGACTAACAAGCTATATGCGTAAAAATGCCACATACGGCAACGAAAGCGGTTTTCCGCTTAAAGTCGGTAAAGGTGTTGTTAATAAAATTACAGGCGGTGCAATGACATCTTGGCTCAAAAAGAAATTTGACGAAATGGGAGCGTTAAGCCTTGCAAACTATGACGCTTCAAAAGGTGTAGCACAATGGCGTACAACCGTTATTCGTGCTTTGAAAATGGAGGGACAGTATAGTGCCGAAAATGTTAAAAGGACACTTTACCAAATGCAAACCGAGAGCGGTGGCAACCCAAGAGCAATAAACAAATGGGATAGCAATGCTAAAAAAGGCACACCGTCAAAAGGCTTAATGCAGGTAATTGACCCGACATTTAGAGCGTATGCACGCAAAGGATATAACAAAAATATCTATGACCCGTTGAGTAATATTCTTGCTTCAATAAGATATGCGGTATCGAGATATGGTTCATTAGCAAGAGCATATCAAGGACACGGCTATTCTAACGGCGGTCTTGTTACCAAAACAGGCTTAATTGCTGAAAAGAATAAGCCTGAATGGGTAATACCTACCGACCCTGCAAAAAGAAAACGAAGCTTGAATTTATGGCAACAGGCAGGAAATTCGCTTGGTGTTCGCACGGCTAATTATAGCCCTGAAAGCGGTACATCACAGCAAGGTGCAAATCGCACCGAAAACAACACTTATGCACCTGTATTTAACTTGACCGTTAGCGGAACAAGTGACGACAGGACAACGGCAAGAAAAGTCAAAAAATGGGTACAGGAAGCAATGGAAGAAGTATTTGAGGGCATTGCAACTAAAAACCCAAAGGTTAAGGAGGTCTAATATATGGCTACAATAAATGGAATAGCGATTTTTGTTGAAAGCGAAAATGTCAAGCGTTCAATAAATAGCACAGACCACCCAACCGAGAAAGGCTTGCCGATTACAAGTTCTATTCAAAAGCAGGCAATTACTTTAAGCATTGACGGTAAAATCGTCAATAACGGTAAATATAAAGCGTCCGATATAGTTAAGAAAATTGAGAAACTGCAAAATGCAGGCTCATTGATTACCTATAAAGGACGCAACACCCTTAAAAAATTACAGATACAATCATTTGATTGTACGGACGATAAGAACATTAAGGGTGGCTCTGCTTTTTCAATGGAGCTTAAAGAAGTACGCATTGCAAAATCTTCTTACAAAAAAAAATCAAGCACCTCTAAAAAACAGGCAAAGGCGAAAAAGTCAAAGCCTAATTTAAAAGTAGGTGCAAAGGTTGTATTTAAGGGTGGTAATGTCTATGCTTCATCCGAAGCAAAAAAAGCGTCGGCAAAGCGTGGGCGTTCCACTTGCAAAATCACCAAAATAAAAAATACAAAAAAAGCTAAACATAAATACCACTTAAAAAGTACGGACGGCAAAAGGGTTTATGGTTGGGTTGATAAATCGAAGCTTGAGGGTTTACCTGTTAAGAGTACAACTAAATCAAAATCAAATGGCGGTACTCAACAAACTAAAGGCGGAAAAAGCAAAGCGGTTTATCATAAAACTAAAAAGGGCGATACAGTCTATAAATTAGTGAACAAAAACTATAAATCTTTGGGGAAAAGCGAAAGTTGGGTAGTGAAAAACAATCCAAACGCTTTTAGTAAAAAAGGCGACCCAAAATCTTTAAAAGTCGGTGTTAAACTACTTATGGGTTATAAGAGTTAGGGGGTATTAAAATGAGTTTAGCAACATTAAAAGCAAAAGTCCAAAAGCTGATTGATAAAGCAAGATATGGGAATATATATAAACTAATGTTCACATACGAAGATATAGCTTTAGTTATTCCTGATGATATAACTGTTATAGAAAGTGGCAATTATGCTCCTCTATCTACAATAAGTACAAGCGGAAAAAATGTTGAACAAATAATAACTGATTTTTTCAATGAGTGTGAAAGTCTTGAAGTAGCAGATTTTCCAAAATTGAAATCTATTGGCAATGATGTATTTTATAATTGTTCAAATTTAAAAACAATCAATATGCCTAACCTTGTAAGCATTGGTGCAAGTGGATTTAGTGGTTGCGGTTTGATAACGATTAACTTACCTAACCTTACAACTATGGAAAATAGTGCATTTAGTAATTGTGCAGACTTAACAGAAATCAATACACCTAACCTTGTAAGCATTGGTGCAAGTGTAATTTTTAGTGCTAATAAGGTAACTAAAATGACAGTTGGAACATTAAATGAAACATCAAATGTATCATTTAGGCAAGTTGTGAGAGGAGCAGGCGGAGCATTGACTGAATTATATGTAGGGCAAGGAACAAGTGCCGACTTGTATTTACAGTACAGCGAAAAATATCCACAATCAATATTGCACGGAATTATTGAAAATCTTGCTGACCTGACAGGCAAAACAGCGGGCGTATTTTATGTAGGTGATAAAAACCTTGAAAAGATAGATAGTGAGCATAAAGCAATGCTTGAAAGTAAGAATTGGTTTTATAAATAAGAGAGGAACTTATTATGGGAACAACAGACGAAATTATTTATGGTAATACAATAACATTGCCAAACGGCAATGCTTTGAGCATTTCACACATTCATTTGGAGCTGAATGTGCGTAACAGAGTTGTTATGACAATGGAAAGCGGTTGGGTGTTCTATGATTTAAGAGATTGTCCCGAGGGAACACCTGCCGAAGAGATTTGTTATTCAAGGTATGCAGTATATTCACCTGACTATGACTTTAATAACATTATTGTTGTTGATGAAACAACTGTTGACGCAGACCAAATTTATGACAACGGTGATAAACCTGACGAAACTATTTAAGAGGTAGCAAATGAAAAGGGATATAATCGAAATCAACAAAGATTTGATACCATACGAATTTGACATTGTTCTTGCCGACGAAACATTCAAAATAGGTGTGAATTTTAACGAAACCGCAGAACTCTTTACACTTGATTTATCAAAGTTAGACGAGGAAAGCGGTGAGTATGAGGAAATTTGCAAAGGTGAGCCGATTATATACGGCAAGCCTTTATTTTCGGATGTTTTTATAAATGGTAAATATCCTGCAATAGATATTGTGCCTTATGATGAAAGTGGCGAGAACAATGCAGTAACTTTTGACAATCTCAATGAAACAGTATTTTTGTGTTTAGACAACACAGACGAGGACATTGAGGTTGAAATAAAACAATCTCGACTTGAATTTACAAACGGCGACATTGACAATCCTGATGATTGCTTGCACGAGGACGAAATTAAAGAGATTGAAAGTCTTATTGACGATAGCGGAATACTTAATTAACAATTATTGACAGTAAAAAGTTATTCTGCTATAATATTGTATGTAGGAAATAACCCTACACTCCGTAAATATGAAATTGGCGAACACCGTGAGGGCAAATATCCCTTGCGGTGTTTGTCGTTTAAAGGTGGTTATATGAGTAATAAATCACAAATTATAAATGTTAAACAAAATAGTGATGTATCAAAAATGGCAAAGGCAATGAAAGGTTGGAATGACACTTTTTATACCGATATGCCTAAAGGTGTATTCGGTAGCGTTGCTATTATTCGTTGCAATGGTGCTGTTGTAAATTCAAATGATTTAGACTTGGAGTTTAATGTGCCATTTGATGATGATATGGAAGCTAACGAAGCAGAAATTACTATATATAACCTTTCAAATACAACAATAAGCCGATTTAAGAAAAACGCTATAATTACTATTGAAGCAGGCTTTAAAGGTGATACAGGAGTTATATTCAAAGGCTATGTATCAAAAAGAAAAACAGCTTATGAGGGTGCGGACCGAAAAACAACAATCAAATGTTTAGATAGAGTTAAGACAAAGAAGCTAAAAGAAAAAACTTACAAAAAGGGAACGAAAGCAAGCAAAATATTAAAAGACTTATTAAAAAAGACAGGTACACCGATAGCGGTGTTTAAGATAAAGAGAGATTTCACATATAAGGACGAACAAAAGGTTGACGGTGATTTGTACGAAAACATCAAGACCTATGCTGATGTATGCGGTATATCCGTATATGTGAATAAGGGCAAGATTTACGCCCGACATTTAAAGGTTGGCGATAACCTTAATTTCACGGTTGAAGAAAGCACAGGAATGATTAACACGCCGACCGAATATGAGGAAGAAATTACAGCCGAAAAGTATAAAGAAACAATAAAAGGGTACGAAGTCGAGTTATTGTTAAATCACAGAATGACAACAGGCGGAATAATCAAGCTAAAAAGCATAAACGCAAAAGACGGCAAATATCGTATAAGAAGTGGCGAGCATACATTTAATGAGGGCGAAGCAATTACTAAAATAAAAGTATTTTAACCGTGTGTAAATCACGGTTATTTTTTATGAGGTGACACAATGGGATATGCTAAATATTTTGATGATTTTATAGATAACAAATTGTTATCTTTGCATACTGCATATTTAGCAAAGGTACTTTCTGTTAAAGGCAAGACGGCAAAAATACAGCCTTTAGGAATGACTAAAGAAACAGGCGAAAAAGCAATGAAACAATCTGTATTGACTGCCGTACCATTCACAAAACAAGTTAAAGACTTGGCAAAGGGTGATATTGCCGTTGTAATTTGTTGCGAGCGAAATATCACGGAAGCAAAAAAAGGCAAAAATGTTTTACCACCTAAAGGTCACCACAATATGAGTGACAGTATTATTATAGGCACTTTATAAGGGGGGCGATTTTATCAAAGGTTTTGCACTCGACAGCACAGGCGATTTGCTGATTGAAAATAACGAAATACAAATGGTTGACGGCGAGGAATTATTAAAACAAAAAGTGCAGTTAATCATTAACACTAACAAAGGCGAATGGTTTGACGATTGGGAAGAGGGTATAGATTTTTCAAATATTCTCGGCAAAGGCGTAACCGAAGAAATGGTAATGGCAGAAATAGAGGACGGTTTACAGCAAGTAGACGAAACTTTAAATATTACCGATTTTGAAATGAGCCTTGACGGTAGAACGCTGATTGTTAAATTCACTTGCACAAGTGAAGAAAACGACACGGAATTAGAGATTGAAACAGAATTAGATTAAAGGAGTGATTAAATGCTGACAACTAAAGGTTATGAACGCCCTACATATGATGATATTCTTAACAGTCTTATATTAAAGGCACAAGAGTTGTTTGGTGAGGATATAGACACAGACGACCAAACACCGCTCGGCAAATTCATAAGAATTATTGCATACGATAGGGCAACAGCAGAGGAAGAAGCAGAAGCAATATATTATGCGAGATTTCCGAATACTGCAAGCGGTACAAGTCTTGATAGGCTTTGCCCTTTTGTTGGCATTGCACGAAATTCAGCAACACCGTCACAATATGAAGTCACAGTTACAGGCACGGCAGGATATACCGTACCTTATGGCTTTTTAGTTGCAACTGACGCAGAGGTTGAATTTTACAACACACAAGATACTGTAATCGGTGAAAACGGTACTTGCGTTATTACCGTTGAATGTACTGAAAACGGAACAATCGGCAATGTTAATTACAGTGATATAACCGAAATTGTAAACCCTGACGCTGACATTGACGAGGTTGCAGGAAAAAGCGTTGTTACCGCAGGTGAGGACGAGGAAAGCGACCACGAATTAAGACAACGATTTAAGCAAGCAGGGCAAGGCTTGGGAAGTTGTAACCAAACAGCTATTGAAAGTGCGTTAATTCGTGTACCTAATGTATCAAGTGCAAAAGTAATAGTTAATGAAAGTGATACAACAGACAGCGGAGGTAGACCGCCTCACAGCTTTACAGCTTATATTACAGGTGGTGTAGGTTATGAGGAACAAATAGCCGAAACTATATTTGATAAAAAGCCGATAGGCATTAAGACTTACGGCAGTATTTCGCAGGAAATAACGGACGAGGGCGGATATACTCACACAATCTATTTTGCACGAACTGAAAATGTTAATGTTACCGTTAAAATCAAAGTTGATACAACAGCAGAATTTGAAAGCAACGGTGTTGACAAAATCAAAAGCAACATTGCGGAATATATCAACGGCTTGGGTGTTGGAAATAGCGTTATTTATTCAGCCCTTTACAGTTACATATATTCAGTTGCAGGCGTTAAGAAAGTAACGCTATTGCAAGTATCAACAAACGGCACGACCTTTACAACAGACGATATAACAATCGGACAATACCAAAGTGCAGTTTGTGCAAGCGTTAATGTTGAGGTGGCTTGATATGAAACTATTTCAAGAAAATCACATTGACAATTTACCCGACTGTTATAACAAAGACAAGACAAGCAACAATTATAAACTACTTGAATTATCGGACAAAAATGTTGAAGCGTTTAGGGAATGTTTAATAAGCATTGAAAACTCTTTAAACTTGAATAATGCAAAAGGTGCAACGCTTGACCTTTACGGCGACCTTGTAGGGCAGAGTAGAGGACTTGCAACTGACGAGCAGTACATTTTGTTAATCAAGACAAGAATTATGCGTAACCTTGCAAATGGCTCAAATAAGAGCATTACAGACGCTTTATGTGCAGTCCTTAATTGTGAGCAATCGCAAGTACATATCACGGAAGCAACTAACCCTTGCGAAGTGACTATAACCGTACCGTTAAGCACTATTATCAATGCAGAATTTACCGTTAAACAATTTACTCAACTTGTTCAAACCCTTATGCCTGTTGGTATTGTTCTTTCAGCTAATTCAATATATGAGGGAACTTTTGAATTTTCAGCAAGCGAAAACGAACAAGACGAAACAGCAGGCTTTTGTGATGTCGAGGGCGGAACAATAGGCGGTTATTTTGGTGCTTTGAGTAGTGAAGAAAACGAAATAATTTTACCGATTTAGGAGGTATGATATATGGCTAATTTTACAACACCACCCTTATGGACTAATGAGGGTACTGCACCGAGTGAAACACTCAAAACAAACGGCTTTCAAGCAGGATATAAACCGCCTGCACCTATTTTTAACTATATGTTTAATAAGTACGGCATTTGCCTTACTGAACTGCAAACGGAAGTTAATAAAAAATCGGAAGTCGGTAAATCATTAGCAGGGCAAACAATACAACCGACATACAATACAACTGAAGTAGCAGGTGAGGGAGCAGAGATTTTTAACGATTATAGAGAAAGAACATACGAAAACATACAGGCATTCGCAGGAAATGTTGCAAATGGTTTTTATTCTCACGCAGAGGGAATTGCTACAACGGCGTATGGTTTTTATTCTCACGCAGAGGGTGGTCATACAATGGCGCATGGTTTTTATTCTCACGCAGAGGGGAGCAGTACAACAGCAAGTGGTCATTATTCTCACGCAGAGGGGAGCAGTACAACAGCAAGTGGTCATTATTCTCACGCAGAGGGTGGTCATACAATAGCGTATGGTAAAAATTCCCACGCAGAGGGTGGTCATACAATGGCGCATGGTTTTTATTCTCACGCAGGAGGATATGAAACAACTGCAGGTGATTATCAGTTTGTTACAGGAAAAT